AACTTCATTAACAAGCATAACCCACCCTGTCTACCACTAGTAAACATAAGCTAAGGACTAATATTGATGTTAAAGTTGTCATTTTATTATAAATATGTTGTTTTATTAAAAAGTTTTAAATTTTTTTACAAATGTACTAAATGATTTTCATATTGTCAAGCATTTTTAAAAGTTTTTTTAATATTTATATGTAACTATATGAAAATACTTAAGTTATACGAACATATTATTTTAGAAAACTCTGTTGAAGCGTGTGTTAAACAATTCGGCCAGCAATTATTTGGTGATGAATTGGGTGGTACCGAAAAGAACACTGGAATTGAAAATTCATATGTTAGAGATATCAATGATTTTACCGATAATATGTACGGTGAAGAAACACCACCAGAATTGATTAAAGGTTTAAAGAACCTTAAAGGTTGTGTTAAACAATACCCAGAAGTGTTAATACCAGAGAAAACAACCGTTTATCGAGGAATTACATTACCATTAAGTTATTTCATCAAGAACAAAGCTAAAATCAACATCTTAGAACCAATTCCTTATATCTATAAGGCAACTGGTAAAATACAAAGTTGGACACCTAATTTTGATATAGCATCTACCTTTGGTAATCAAGATACAATAAATTCTTTTAGCAAAGATTTTAAAATTGAAAACTATCAAACAAGAGAAGCTAGACAAAACCTTCTAAACCAAGTATTAAAAGCGAATATTAAAATTGCCTTTGTTTTAAGTTATGTTACCAACCCGAAAGAGTTTTTATTTAAATCAAAATATTTCAAGATGTTATCTAGAAGTACACATGAAGATGAAATTTTAAGAATCGAAAATACACCTATTCAAGTTATGGCCAAATTTAATGACCATGAAGACGTTTTTCTAAGCTTAAATAGTCTTAAATTAATTAAGGTAATCAATTACGCAATCCAAGAACAATAACTATTTACATATTCAAAAAAATTCAATACAATTAAACTATGAAAGGTTATGTATATTTATTAATGGAGGTTGATGCTAATGGAAATGAACGATATAAAATAGGTATAACCAAAAATAACCCAGAAAAACGTGTTAAACAATTATCTACTGGTAATTCAAATATAATTAGCACCATCAATTATTATGAAAGTGCTAATTATAAAAAAATTGAAAGATTGCTTCACAAAAAATTTTTAAGCAAGAAAACCGAAACCAAAAACGAATGGTTTAACCTAACTGATGATGATATTAAAAACTTCATCTCATCTTGTGAAAAATACGATAAAAATTTTCAAATATTACAAGAAAATAATACCTTATATTTTTAGGTATTAAGAAATAATTCGAAGTCTTCGTAAATTTCTTCACTTGGAGTCTTAAGAACATAATCCTCAAAGGTTTCGTTAGGAAAAAGACTACCATTTATTTTTTTAAAAAGGTTGATTTTATCACCTAGTGTTTTACCATCAATTCCGAATCTACGCATTACCTCACCACCATTAAATTTTGATTTGATATAAAGGTCCTTGCAGTATTCATATTCAAGTCTCCTTATTTCAGTAACGATTTGAGCTTCTGGGAAATAATTCGCAATCATATCGTAATAAACCGTCTTATCTTTTTCAGTTTGATAATTGTGTGCGTCATCACGAACATTAGCATCAATCCATTTAAGGAAAATTTGATATGTGTTACGTTTTTTATCACGGTCACGATTTACCTTATTGTTATTCTCAAGTTGTACCTTTTCCCAATTGAAATATCTTGAATTTGAAATGAACACGAATAATTCTTCGATATCATCAAAACCCTCTACATATTTGTCATACGACAAATCAAGGAATTCAAAAATTTTCTTAGTGTCTTTTGAAAGCATTATTTTACCAAGATTTGTACCTTTAAAATAATGTTCGAGCCACAAACCTTCCTGTCCGTAGCGACAGCCAAACCCCATAGCAATTTTTCCAACAAAATTTCCAAGGTCGTTATAATTAAGATAATTAAGTAGCGACGCAAAATGCTCACCAGATACGGTAATAAAATCTACTTGGAGTTCTTTGTAATCGAACGACCAACAGTTACCATTTTTAAAAATTTCATTTGGTTTAAAATGAGCTTCGATATAATCTCTAATATTCATTTTATTATCTTCCATTGATACGACAATATCAACATCACCAAAAGTTTCTTTATTTCGATAAAAAAGCGGCATACCGACCTTCTTAAAATCTTTTGCAAGTATAGAAAGTATTTCTGAACTGATATCTTCAAACTCTTGTCTCTCGTATCTACGAGTAAATGTGTTTTTTAGTGCGTTTCCACCCATGTTATTTATATTTTATAATTATTTACGTCCACATTTCTTTAGTTTTTCTTTTCTTTTCAATTCTCTATCTAATAATAACTTGCTTCTTTCAGCACTTAATCTATTTGATTCAGCTTCTGATGGTGCTATCACAAATTCATGCAGATAATTAGAGTGTTCTTCATGAACCTCATTAGCATATCCTAGGCTCATATGTAGCCCCCAAAAAGGATTACCTAAACCTAATTCAGCTCTTATTCCATTCATCAATACTCTCTCATCATGTGAAACCCTTAACCACCAGTGTTTTCCATCAGTATTTGATTCGACATCTAAATAAATTGGAATTGATTTCTTATCCCATTTCTTCTTGACCGTCTCCCAAGTTTTATTAATTTCTTCAATTGTTTTGGTTCCACCACAACTCAAGTCTTTTATGCTATCGTTAATTAGTGATATGTGCCCACCACGAAGAGGTTTATTAAGTATTAGATTATATCTTTTTTCTATAAACCAAGCGTAATATTCGGTTATATCACCATCAAGCATAATCATAGCAACCCTCTTCCAAGATGATTGATTATGATGCTTTTTGGTTTTATTTTCAACCTCAAACTCTATCTTACCTATTAACTTAATTTTCACAACAGCAAATGTAGTAAATAAAATTTAATTTTGCAAATTATTTATAAAATCTTGGTATGTATCATTAAGCCTTCTGGCTTTCATCATCTCATTGTGTGTAATGCTATGTATATAACGTTTGGGTGTAAAAGTGTTTGGGTCATAAATCATGGCATCACCAATTTGATAACCAACACATTTCATCACTTCTTTAAATTCACCTAAATTTGGTGTTTGTTCAGCTAATTTTTTTAAAATATCGTTATTGATTTCTCTAGAAATTTCTTCAGCTAATAATCTCACAATCGAATCCTCATTATCAATACCATACATGGCTAAATCTTGAGCTATTTCTGGATTCCAAGTAACTTTTAATTTACGAACACCCCAAGCTTCATTTATTTCTTTCTCATTCAAAAAATTAGATGCCCAATCTCTAAAAACGAGTGTTATTTCTTCTTCTGGAAGATAAAATATTTGGTGTATTAAATATACTATATCAATACCCCATTCATGCTCTTTGGTTTTATAAAAAAATTTACCATCTTGAACATAATAATTCTTGTTGATATAATATCTAATAAGGCTCTCATCAAGGTTTGTCATATCTCAAAAATACAACAAAACCTTAAAAAGTCAATACTAAGCTAACCTCTTAAAAACCAACTTTATTTTTAACTTTTCAAAATATCTTGATATTTATTTGTAATACAAAACAAAAATAAAATATGAGTGTAATACAACCTAATAAGACATCCCTAGAATTTGCTGATGAAAACGCATTTTTTTATACCCCACTTAATGGTTTTAATAAGATAGAACTTTATGACTATCAAAAAGATTTATTGAAGACCCTAGATGATAATCGTTTTATCATGGTAAGACACTCCAGACAAATGGGTATTTCAACCTTACTTAAGTTATATTTGGCGAATGCTGTGATTAATACTTATGAAAAACCCAAAACATTTATGCTTTTAACACCTAACTTATCATTGGGTTATGAATTTTTAAAAGAGGTTAAAAGATTAATTATGCAATGTGACCCCAGTAAAATAATTGTTGATAATAAAAGAAAATTGGAATTAAGAAATGGTAATCAAATAATGGTGTGTTCCGATTCACCAACTTCATTTGTAAGTTATGAGTATGATGAAATTATAATAGATGGTGGAAACCACGTAAATAACTTAGAAAATATAATTGCATGTGTTACACATAGACTTGGAATTGATGGAAAGATTATACTAACAAGTTCTAATTCTAAAAATAACACCTTTTTTAAAAAATTATTTGGTGATGAATCTAATCAATTTATTAAAAAAAGAATAACATGGGATTTACACCCTAATAGGGGTAAAGAATGGTATGATGATATGTCTAAACATATCACAAAAGAAGACTTGGAAATTGAATTGGATTTAATTGATTATGTGGAAGTAGTTGAACCAATAAAAAAAACAATTAGTCTAAGAATAGATTTAGATTTGGTAAAAAAAATGAGTCTTAAATTACTAGATAAAGATATTAGTTTATCCGAATATATAAGGAATTTAATTGAAAAAGATTTAGGCTAATCTAAAATTACTTAAGAATTCTCGTAAAAACACATTCTTTTCACCACCAATCATATTCTTCCAAGCTTGATATCTATCATTGTTTTTCTTTTCCAAATGAGATAATTGTTTTTTAGTAAGTTTTTCTGATGGTAATTCGACCTCAAAATCTGGGTAATCTTTTTTATTGAAAACACGTTCATCCACTATAAAAACAATCGCTGTTAATTGGTCCCCCAAGTCTGGTTCAAAAAATACATGAAGTATAACACCAACTTCATTTAGTGTATTTAAATGTTGGTTTAAAGTACCTAATTTTTCTGGGTCTTTATTTGTTGTACCACCATTGAGAATGATAAATGTTTTGTCACAATCAGCCCATTTATTATAGATTTTTTCAAATGGTTTTATACCATTAACATTTCTACCATATTCAACAACAGCATGTCCGAATTGTATCCCAGCGTGAATAGTACCACTTAATTGATAAGCCACTAAACCATACATCCTATATTTTAAATCGTTTTTAACCATTTTTACTTTTAAGTTTTGACAAAGGTAAAAAAAGTTTTTTAAACAACCAAATCTATTTTACTTTTTTTGAAACTATCTTATATTTATATGTATATACAACGTAAAGATGAAAAAAGAAGTTAAGTATGACAAATTGATGAATCTGAGAATATCAACGGATTTATACAATACCTATCAAGCATATTGTGAAGATAATGGTTTGGTTATAGCCAGCAGAATAAGATATCTGATTGAAAAAGACACACAAGGCAAAATACAGATAAAAAATGAACGAATTCATAATATATAGTATAAGCACAAATGGTGAGGTTTTTTATATCGGAAGAACTTGCGATTTAAAACGTAGAAAAAGTGAACACTTGTATGAAAATAAAGGAAACACTTATAAATCAAATAAAATAAAGAAATTAAGAAGAGAGAATAAAGAAATTAATTTTAATATTTTACACGAAAACCTTACATACGAAGAATCAGTTGAATTGGAGATAAAGGAAATTAAAGAACATAAAGAAAAAGGCTATAAACTAACTAATTTAACCGATGGTGGTGAAGGTGGGATAGGTCATAAACCCATATTTACTGATGAATGGAGAAATAATTTAAGCGTAGCCATGCAAAAAAGATTAGAAAGTGGGTGGAAACCTATTGGTTTCGGTAAAACATTTGAAGAGTTATATGGAAAGGATAAAGCCAAAGAATTAAAAGAACGCACTGGCAAAAAAATTAGTGAAGGAATCAAAAATGGTGTTATAAAACATAATAAAGGTAAATCTTTAAAAGAAATTGTTGGTGAAGATAGAGCTAACGAGTTAAAACAAATTCAAAGTGAAATAGCAAAGAAAACTTTTACTGGGAAAAAACAAAATAAAGACCATATTAATAAACGTATTAATAAACAACTTGAAACTAAATCTAATTGGTCAAATGAAAAACGTGAAGAAATTAGAGTGACTAACAAATTAAATGGTGCTAAAGCACATAAAAAGTATAATTTTTTAATTGATAATAATTTTAAACACTACGGTACTTGGAAAAGTTTATCCCTAGCACTAAAAGAAGAACTAGGGATAAGTGTTGGACCAGAATCTTTGAGTAATTTTTATCGTGGAAAATATTTGAATCTTAAATGTAATATTAAATCAATAATTATCCAATCTCAATAAGATGAGAAATAGTACATTGAATAGGGTTATAGATGATGAATTCATCATTACGTAAATCAATACCTCCATGGGCATAAACACTGTCAAAACCCTCTTTATCCATAACTTTTTGTGATAGACTATAACATGATGAATCATGTTTATATATGTGTTTTTGATTACCAACATGTACATCAAACAATGCTAAATATGCTCTATTGTCACCACCGTGTGCCCAATATGAACCACGCAAAGACGTGTAACCAATTGATTTTTGGGCTTTATTAGAAAAATATACGCCATCGCCAAACATGCTTCCAGTATGAACAGCACCAGAAGGTCTAATCAATAAACCAGTTTGCAAGATATTAAACCAATTTTCATTTCTGGAACCATGCCAGTATAAACGTTTCTTTTTAACCTCAACATTTTTCATGTGAACATCAAACTTACTTTGTGTTTTATTATTTACAACCTTAAACACCTTCTTCATTTGATTAGCATTTGGACCCAATAATTTTTTAATTAACTCTAAGGTATCCTTATCATTTTCCACTTCAATAGTTAATCCGATTTGGTCCAAGATAGTTACACTTTTCTTCTTTTTGGTGTTTGTTTCAACTTCTTTTAATGCTTCAGTAGCAGCTTCACGTTGTTGCTTTATCAATTGTACTTGGCCAGACATGGTATCAAGAGTACTTTGTTCATTTTCTAATAAACGTTGTGCTTTTTCTAAAGTTGATTTGTCAGTAATCCCTTGCATCAAATGATTCTTAACATTATCCATTTTTCTAGGGATAACCGTATAAAGTTTTATTAATAAATCATTAACTTCTTTGATATTTACACCTATTTTAACCAAAGAACTAATACTGTTTAAAACATCTTGAGCAGCTTCTACTTGTTTTTCAGATACAGCTTCTTGTGTTACTTTATAATTCTTTTTAATTGATTGATTGGCATAACCCATTAATTGTTCAATCAATACTTTTACTAATGAATCTTTAATCGCATCAATTCTATCATCAGTTGAAGATGCAGATGTTTGTGGTATTTCTTCTTTGGTTACTGTTAATTCAGTAACATCAGTATAACCCTTGGTTTTTGATAATTTCTGTTTTAAAACAGAACTCCATTTACTACTAGGTTTATACTCGGTAGTTAGTGATTTACCCACCCTTCCATAATCACATTTAATGCGCCCGTCAGATAATTCTTCCATGATATAAACCTTATTGGAATTATCTGTTTTACCATTATCTACTGATACATGTATTAGCTTTGCATAACGCAAACCGTTTTCTTTAGTTATCAAAATTATTTTTATTTTTAAGTTTTAAGATTGGTACTGGACCCTCGTTATCAAAATTTAGATTTGGTTGTATTTTACCATCTCTTATCATTCCATTTTCAACAATCTTTTTAGGTTCAACTTTAACCAATGGTTTTAGCATATTAGGTTGATTTTCTTTAACCCAAGCTAAATAACTAGAGTTATTTTGTTTTAACCAACCAATTGTTTTTCCAGCATGTTTGCCAGACCTTAGTACAAAATTATCATCCATTATTCTTCCTCATCTATTTCAAAACCTTCTTCACTATAATCCCATTCAACACATGGGTTTGGTCTACCCTTAGAATCTAAATAAATCCAAATCTTTTCATCAAGGGTAATCTTGGACATATATTCATCACCTTCATGTGTAATCCATTTCCAATCAACCCCCTCTATACCTTTTGGTAAATCAGCTGGTAAATCATCTTGTTCTTTACCATAATTCCAATTACAAGAACAACCGATTTTATTATCTTCACTTATGACACAATCATCACAAGAATAATCATTACCGTCTTTAAAACCAGGTAAATAACACCAAACAGCTTCAGCTCCGCAATCGCACTTATGTTTTTCCATTTGATTTTTCTAACGTTAATTCTTCAGATGATAATAATCCCTTACCATACTTTTTTATCCTTTCTTCGTATCTATCCTTAACCCCAAATGATATTGGGATTGGTTTATTGTCCTCGTCAATTCTAACAAATTTTATTTCAGTATGTAAAACAATTTCTTGTGAGCCAGTATAAACATTATGTCTCCTACATTCAAGATAAATTGTCAAAGATGTTCTACCAAATTCTTTTACTTCAGCATAAAACTTCAGTATATTACCAACCTTAACTGGATTCTTAAAAACCAATTCATTAATCTTAACCGTTACCACTCTAGGTGTATCGCAAATTTGGGCAGCATACGCTGCTGAACTAAGGTCTACCAAAGAAACAAGGTCACCACCAAACATGTTTTCGTGGACACCTATTTCAGAAGCTTTACATATATGTGTTGTTATTAACTCCATTTTACTCATTTTTATTAAAGAATTCTGTGAATAGTGAAAGTAATAGTACACAAACAGTGATACCTAACACTATAACTGCCGCTACTTGTGCCGCTGGGTGTAAATTTTCCATTATTTCCAATTTTTTGTTACATCGTCAAATAATGTCGGATTATCATTTACCCATTTTAAAAAAATTGGTTGATATACTGGAGGAACCATGTTACCATTGACGTAAACTACATCAAGTACAACCTCGACTTCTTGTCCAGCTTTTAAGGGCATATCTTTTGCCACTTCTGCGTCATTTTTAAGACGGAATACTCTACTTTTTATCATTTTATAATATTTTATCAAAAATTTTTAAAATTTCACTCCATAATTTTTTATTATCATATTCAAAAAATTCACCATGATTTTTACAATGAATTTGAATAAAAAATTTTTTAGAGTGTCCCTCAACCCAACTATGTAATTTTAGGTTTTTATCTCTTGGTAGTCTTATATGTAAGATACCATCAATATAAATCCTTATATCTTCAGAGTCGCTTTTTTCAGTTACTTTCATTAGTTTAATCCAGCTTCTTGGTTTTGCCTTGAAAAGAAATACTTCTTAGCAATATCAGAAACATACTTACCAATATCCTTTGGCTCAACACCAGCTTCAGTCAAAACATCCATTTCTTCCTTAAGAACATCAGCCATAACCAATTTAAGGTAATCACCCATTTTCTTAACATCCATAGTACCGCCATTCATGAAATCAAATTGCTTCTCAAGCATTTGGTCAAGTCTCCATTCTGGTGTTACCTTATTAGCAACTTCGATACACTTGTTGATTTTTTCATTATCAACTGGTTTAAGTGTGTGCACCTTTGATTTAGCCGCATGTTTTTCACCCTTAGATTTAAAGGAATATCTTTTACCTTCTGGTGTTGTATAACTAAAAACTATACCTTCACCGATTGTATTTGGGAAACCGAAAGCCTTGGCCACTGGACATTCATTTTCAACTTCAATGGTCCAATCAATAATTTGGTTTTGTACCAATTGCGGCACATTGAAATCGATATCTATTTCAAACATCTTGTAATCATTGATGTTATAAATTCTATTTTCTGGACTTCTTAAGTAAGAATGGTCAACCCAATAAGCTACTGGAGGTTTTTCAGTTTCATTAATATTATGTGGTGATATCTTAACACCAAAAATAAAGAATGATTTAGGTAAATTGCAAATACCAACACCTTTTTGAATATTACCCCCACACCATTCACCATAAATACTAATCGTATTTAAGCTAGGGTCAACATAAGGGATTGCCTTATCCATAACTTGTGCAAATAATTCTTCAAAAATTGATTTATTTGATTCCACAAAGAAAGCGAAACCAGCATTATCAGATTGTGGGGTGATTATGTTTTCACGAGATTGTGCCCACATTCCATCAATAGAATTAAAACACACCCCAGCGTTTGTACCATGGTTTTTAACACTACCAGTAAACCTTAAAATTGGTTTAGGTTTTGAAGGGTCGTAGATTGCATCACCATTTTCATCAAGACCAACAAAGTTATTTTCTCTATTGATATTGGTTACTATATTGCTGAATTTTTCAATGCTTGGAAAGCTTATATGTTTTTTAGTTTCTGTTTTCATTTTAAATATTTATAGTGTTATTTTCTTGTTAAATAATAAAGTCCTATTATTGTAATCACTAACATGATTACAGTTGTAATAATACAACCACAACCATGTTTTTCGTTTTTACTAGTTGAAGCGGCATCAGCAACTACTTCAGCTATCCCTACAAGTAGTTCTCCTATTAGTTCTTCAGCCATAATGTTTTAAAATTACCTTAAAAATTGTAACTTATGTTTGGTGTAACATATGTAACCCCATCCCAATTGCTAACCATCATACCATAAGATATATGTTTGATAGTATAAGAAAAACCACCACCATACTCTATGAAATTATGACTTGTATTAAAGTAACCACCATAACCGAACATAACTGAACCAGTTAAATCACCAATAGGAAACCCAGCTGAAGTTTTAACCTCATAAAAGTATTGACTTAGATTATCAGATTTCTGACCTAAACCCTTAAGGCTACCACGGCCAAAGATAACACCAAAACCTAAGTTCTTATAGGTAATACCAGTTTCTAAACCAGTATAAGAACTTGTTCTGAAATCAGATGAATTTGTTAACGACAAACCATAAGATACATAACCACTAATTTGTGATTTTTCTTTTGCATTGATTGATGTAGAGTCAAGATTTTGACTGAATGTTACTGTTGCGAACATTAAGCAGATAATTGTGAAGATTTTTTTCATTTTTTATATGTTTTTATAATTGGTTACAAAAGTACTAAATTATTCCTTATTACCAAAATTATTTTATAAATTATTTAATTTTTTGTTTTTTTTAGTATATTTATATGTATAACAAATATTATACTATATGGAAAAACAAAAAGATGTAGTCTGGCCAATCAGAATGTCAGAAGAACTTAAACATAAATTCAAAAAACATTGTGATAAACACGGATTCTCAATGAATAAAAAAATCAAATTATTAATTGAAAAAGAAATATTAAATGACAAATAAAAAATACATTATATATAAATTTACCAACATAATTAACGGTAAAGTTTATATTGGTGTTACTAATCGAGGTATTAAAACAAGACGATATGAACATATTTTAGGTAGCCGTACAAATCCTAAATTTAAATTCCATCAAGCTATTAAAAAATATGGTATTGACTCTTTCAAAGAAGAAATATTAGTTGAAAATGTAATGACAAGAGATGAAGCTAACAAATTAGAAATATATTATATCTCCATTTTTGATAGTTATAAAAATGGTTATAATATGACTCAAGGTGGTGGTAATAGAGGTGAATTTAAACATACTGATGAATCAAAAGAAAAAATGAGTAAATCACATTTAGGTAAAAAAATTTCTAATGAACACTCCAAAAACATTTCTAATTCTTTAAAAGGAAAAGCTAAATCTATCGAACATAGATTAAATGTTATTAAAGCTATAACTGGTTTAAAACGTTCTGAGGAAGAAAAAATAAATATGTCTAATAGAATGAAGGGTAAATTTATTAAAGATAAAAATCCAGCGGCAATAAAAATAAAGATATATGATTCTAAGGAAAACCTTAAATTTATTTGTGATGGAAATTTTGAATATGTGTGTAAAGAAAATGGTTTACCGAGTAAAGCTTTACGAAAATCGTATTACAATAATGGTAAACCAATTTATAGTGGTAAAACAATTAAAAAAGAAGTTTTAATTGCTAATAAAGAATTTATTGGGTGGTTTGCTATTAAACAATCTTAGCTAAACCCTTACACATATTTTCATTATTTATAACATCTTCTAATGTATCCGCAATGTTTTTATCGTCTCTAAAAGATTTAAACGCTGGGTAAAGTAGAGAATGGTTACCATTAACATCTTTTGATAATCCATTACATTTACATTCAATAATTGTACCCAACAATTTAACTTGATTTTCAGTAACGTATTTCATTGTTTCCTCATTCAAACCTTGTGGACTTGTAAATATTTTACCATCTTCGGATTCAGTATTAAATGAAGAAATAACGTGCTCATTCTTAGTACCTTTTTTACCATAATTAAATCCAGTAATTTTAAGGTCTACATTCATTTCTAGCTTCATTTTCACACATGTGTTGGGTTTACCGTCTTTCCATTCACCATCAATGGATTTAAGAATAGTGCCTTCTTGTGGTATACCATCAACTTCAGAACTTAATACTTCTTGGAAATGAGCCATAGCCTCAGCATATGAAGAAACTATTTTACTCTCGATTAATTGAACCATTTTAGCATCAGATAAAGCGATTAACTTTTCAGCGTTATTAAGACGAACAAAATACGGTGTTTTTGATTTCTTTTCAAAATATTCATCAATAGTAATTGTATCCCAAACAGTATAAATTATACGATTAATCCATTCTTCCATTGGTCCATGTTTCTTTTCAAAAGCCGCAATCTTTTTAAAATTTTCATCATAGGTGCGTTCACTGTATTTACCACTGATATCAATTAATGATGCAATAATACCATTTGACTCATAACGTGGAATACCCTTAATTGTTAATTCACCGTTTAACACACAATCTTCAAACTTTGAAAGTTCCTTGATGAACAAGGCATCAGTTATAATCGTTGGTTCGCCAGAACGACTCTCCAATTCAACATCACCATTGCGAATAATTGCGTTGCAATAACGACCATCCATTTTTATTTGTGATAAACCCTTTTTTCCATCATTAAAAATGGCCTTTGCTTTCTTTTCATCAAATGATATCGCACCCATATATGGTGTCTCTTCAATGATATCGCCAAGAGCTTTATTAATGAATGTTGTTCCCATGCCAATCTTTGGGTCTTTATCTATAATACGTTCGATGATATATGCATCATCTTTTGGAAGATTAGATAATATGGTTTTTAACATATCAATCGCATCTTGCCCCGTTAGACTTCGTTTTGCAATATACCTATCCAAAGATTCTAATGCCGATGGTAAAGTCCAAATGTTAAGCGGAGACCCAGCATCTGGAGATGTTTCATAATCTGGAATTTGCTTTATGTAGAACTTAACACGTTTTGATTTACAAAAGTATAACACTGTTTTTAACAACCCATTTGTTTTGTATTTAGACAATATGGCCATTTTATCCTTATCACCAGATACGGAATTAATTTCATCAAAAATTTGTTTGATATTCATATTTATTTTTTATATTCATTTACATTATATACTATCGAAAAACCCTCCCAATCTTCACCCATGTATTCGTCAACAATATCTTCCACTAAAAATTGTTCGTCTTCTGTAATGTCTGGTTCAACAATAACATCTAACCTACCAACACCTATATCAATAATTGTACATTTAGTAAGATTATGTTTTGTTATAATCAACTTTTCTAATTCTTCCATGGTTGCAAAGGTATTTAATTAAATCAACTTTACCAAAATTTATTTAATAGATAAACACTTAATTTTAAATCCAAACAACATTGACTATAATTAGCCAATCTATTTTCTGAATTTTCTTTCAATATGTCTTCACTTGTTTCAAGTTCTTTACGCATTTTATGATATTCTTTAGCTTCTTCGTCAAGCATTTTAACAACGTCATTAACACGAACCAACCCAAATAATCTTAATATGTATTTCATTCTAATATTTCTAACTTACTAGTGATTGAATATATCCCATTTATGTGCATTGGTGTACCAGAGTCATCAACGACGATAACGTCATAACTGTCGCCTTCATAAGGAACATTAATGGTTTCAATTGATTTAATAAACCCATAACTTTCACCAATTATTTGACATTTTTTTGGGTGTGACAGTTCGTCCTTATCTGTTAGATAATACTCATTACCATTTGGGTTGTATGTTTTATCCAAAACCTTATAAAGCTTAATTTTTTTATTAACCAAAGCTTTGATTAATATGTCTGTTAATGATGTTTTCATTTTAATATTTGAAATGCAAAGGTACTAAAAAAACCAATATAAAAAATAAAATGTTGTAAAAATTACAACATTTTATATAATGTTTTGTCATCAACGTTTAACATGTATTCTTCGATTGATGAAACCTTGCCATCGTGTAACATAAAATAAAGCCCAGTAAATTTTTTTACATCATTTTCTGTACAGATTTTGAACACAGCCTCAGCAAACTTTTTCTTTTCAGAAGGCATAATATTTTTTGGTTTGTAATCTTGTAATTCACCCCAAACAATTTTCAATTTTGAAATTAACGCATCATAGTTTTTCTTTAATGTGTTCAATTCTTCTTTTCTATCTGGAAAGGTGGCACCAAATTCTTCTATTTCATTGGTTTTAACAATAGTCATAATATTATGTTCAGCTGTCTTACCCTTAAGGTGATGTACACTTACATACGCTGGGTTTTTTACCTTAACACGATTAAATTTAGCGTCGCAGATTACATAACCCTCATCAGACCAAGACATAGTTTCAAATGTACGTAACAAAGCACCGATATTCTTGGTGTTTAAATCATATGACTTAACAACTGGTAAATGTAGGGCTTTACCACACTCAAGTAATTCTGAACGTGATGCTTCTTTTAAAGTCACGTTATCCCTAGCAGTCAATAAAGCAATTGATGATTCACCATGTGGCTTAACCACAATATTATAAGGTGTTGTTAATTCGAAAACATAAGTAACTTTCTTATCTAACCAATCCATTCTAAATGTTGGATACTTCTCTTTGATTGTATTCCAAAATAATTGATTAAAAGTAGTACCCATTTTATTATTAACTTCTCCTTCACCGTTTGCTGTACCTGTAGTACCAGCATACCAAACTTTATCATGGTCGTCATAATAAGATTGAATCATAGTTCCATCCAACTTTTCTAATATAACCGCAGTTTCCCAATCAATTTTATGTGCATTACCTTCTTCTGAGTTAAAGAATTTAGTGAAACCCATAGACATAACTCGCCAAGTACCTGTTTCTAAAACAAGACCACGACACTCTTGTACTTCTGGCATAGCCATAATAGATGGTGACGACAATTGGTCGTATTTCAATAAAATTTTGTGACCGTAATCACGTGTCTTTAAGTTAAATTCTTTTATTGCCTTTTCAAGACCGAATTTTTTTAAGAAAGTTTGTATTTTTAATTCCATAACCGCAAATGTAAAAAGAATATTTTAAATAAACAAATTATTCTTCACCTTCACCCTCATCTTTTTTCTTAAAGTGGTTTTCAATATCTTTACGCATTTTCTCTAAGATAGTATCAAAAGAATCATTACCAGCAGTTGGTATTAAGAATTTTGTTAAATCAATACCTTTTTCTTCGAACATACTTAAAATTTTATTACTGGTAAACATAGAACTTAACTTAATAAATTCTTCCATTTCATCCTCATTCAATAATAAGGTTCCTAACATCATTAATAAACTACTAGCACTAATAATTTGTTTATCATCATTTTCAAAACCTTCTTTCATTAATGCTTCAGACATCACAATAAACTTACCAGTTAATTCAGCCCTTCTTTGATTTTTTTTATCCATTTTTAATTGTATTTATTTACTCCAATAATTGGAATTTATACTTAAATAAATCCCATGTTCTAAACCTATTGCTCTTAACCCATTAATAAATCTGTCTGGTGCGTCAAATGATTCCTCCATATCTTCATCGTCCTCAAAGCTCACTACACCACTAATATTGTTTCTATCAGTAAGATTTATAGAACCCAATTTTAGGTTTTCACCGTAAAATTCATTTATAAAATCTGTAACATCAGCTCTTAAAAGGTCCATATCAACACCATCTCTAAACTTAACACCTAAATCAGTTAAAGAATCTTTAACTAATCTATTATATTTACCAAAACTACCGTTTAATAAATAATGAAATGGCAACCATTTAACAAGATGTGGTTCATTATGATTTATATCACCAGAATAATCTGCTAAATAAGTATAACCCATAAAACCATCTTTATGTATCGCAAATATTAGCCTTAAATTACTGATATCTAAACCAGTTTCTTCTTTACACTCCCTAATAGCAGTGTCCTCTGGTGTTTTATCAATGTCTTCCATCTTGCCACCAATTAAACCCATATCTTTATGGTTATCTTTTCTAGAAACACATAAGATTAAACCCTCTGGGTTTATTAATACAACTTGTGCTGATATCTTCATACTTTTAATTTAGTCATTAATTCATCCCTTAATTTTAGATATAACCTATCATCAAACATATCATCGGGTAATCTTTCGATTTCATGTTTAAGTTCGTTAGAAACGCTAAAATTAGTAATTTTCTTGTATTCTTTAAGTTGTAATCCAAACATAAGAATTCTTAACGCATGGAAAACACCTTTTTTTGCCAAATGTTTTTGGTCGTTCCTTGATTGTTCAGAAGCAATATGCCAACTGGCAGAAGCTTTTTGAATAATCTTTTTTACCATTTCTTTTTCATCCCATTTTTGCACCTTAAAAGGCCATTTTGATATGATAATATTTGTTGGGTCTAAAGATAAGCATTCCAACGCAGCAATCTCATAATTGTTGATTGCATCTATAAAACCACTTCTTGAATATAAAACACCTTGTATGTTTTTATCAGATGAAGAAATTGCATTTTGTTTAAATCCACCAGAAGGCAAAAAAGATGATTTCGTAACTATGATATAATCATAATCCGAATCATCTTTTGCTAATCCATATACCCTACTACCATAAGGAAATATACTTAAGATTTCTTCCTTGATGTTTAAAGCAGTTAAAATGTCTTGTGAACTGTACATAACACAAATGTACTAATTAAAATTTAAAAAACAAAATTAAATTTTTGATGGATAATCAATTATAACAGTACCATCTTCATAATACCTCACTGGAAAAATAGTATCACCAATTTTTTCCATTTTAGTGGTACACTTTCTTATTTTACTAGTATCAATACCGTTTTCTTTACATTTTTTAATCATTTCGTCAATAATACATTGACCATGCTTGGTAATCATCTCAGAATCTTCTAAATTAAAAGATATCATACGCTGCTCATCAACGGTTGGCCAAGCTTTAAAGAAAAACGGCGTTTTTGGTACCGTTTTACCCATTAAAATAGTTAGTTTACCAGCTGGAATTCCACCTTCAGTTAAATTATCCAAAAAATTAATATTGGTTTTTATTTTTTTCATTTTATTTTTATTTAGTTAATCTTCCATTGAATCTAAGGTAGATGAATTTTGAACCTCATTAACTTTTTCTTTTATCGTTTCACACGCCGTTAAATAACCTTTAATTTCAGCTTCAACCCATCCATCAAAAGATTGAACTTTTAATTTATCGATAAAATTTTCTATCGTTTTTAAATAAACTTGTATCATACTCTTTTTATTTAGTTGATGAAACTGGGATTGGCATGTTATCCTTACCGATATCAGCAACAACCCCAGTTATATAAAACGGTTTTATATCTTGCCATTTTGTGATGTCATTAGAATCTTTAGGTTTACCACCACCATCTTTATTGATAGCAATAGTAATATGAGGTATTGCTTTTTCAGATGGGTATCCATCAACTTGTACGGCCATGGCCATATCTGAAATACCCACCTTGAATACTCTAAGTGTTACCTTTTTCCCCAATTCTGATTTATCTTTAACACCCTTACCAAACGCAATAGTCATATGGTGTGCAAAAATAACCCAACCATCTGGCGGTTCAACATCGTAATTAGCTGGTGTTATTAATGCGTTATGACTAGCTTTATCCAACAAAACACATGAATACAAAACATCCGATGTCTTATACATATCCTTTGATTCAAGAATTTTCTTAAGAGTCATATCACCTTGACCTTTATGTGATGCCATCATTGATTGTATCTTTTCTAATGGTACACCATGTGAATTTCTTTTAGCCAATTGCTCAGCAGTTAATCCATTTGTACCTATATCAACAATCTTGATGTTATTTTCATCTAAACCCATTTTTAAAGCTAATTCAACCAATCTTTTTGGTTCGTTCATTTTGATGTTGGTGTTGTCAAATACCACTGGTGACTTACCTTCCTTGATTGACGCTATCGCATTTGATAAGTTCTTGCTATGTGCTCTTGATAATGGTGTGAAATCTTCAGACTCAACCATTTTATTAAAAAATTCATTGTAGTTTCCCCATGATTCAATTACTGAATCAGTAGAATGAATAACACCTTCTTTTACCAATGATTTAGCAAGAGTTGATTTACCAGAACCAAGCTACGGCACCCCTCTCATGATAATTAATATCTGAGAGGGGCGACTTATTTCAAATCCTAAAATATTTTTCATTTAACAAAAGTACAAAAAATATTTAATAAAACAAAATATTTGTGATTATAAATTCACATAGTTGGTGCCAGCAATGAAATCACCAGCATTATATTTTGCCAATAATTGTTGCCATGTATAACCAAACGTTTTTTCAAAATGTGGTTTATCTTTAAATGATTTCCAATCACCACCCCATGTCCAACCATGTGACTTAAGTATGTTAACAACTTCCATCCAGTCGGCTTTTCCATCTTTATCAAAATCAATGTTGTCTTCCCAACTAGCTGTTTTATTATCTTTGATTAAGACAATATCTAATGCCAAACCATAGTTGTGGATTGATTGACCACCTTTAGCCTTTGTTACTACTCCTAGTCTTTTTCCATTAGCATCAAATAATCTTGTTCTACCTTGAGCATATAGAGCATTTTGTTCATTAAACGTTCTAATTGTATAAGCAAATCTACATGTTGCTCTGCCAGTTAAAGCTGGCACTATTTCATTTTTGTAAATGTTTTCAACTTCAGTTCTAACCTTAGGATGAAGAAGTTGTATTCTCTGTTGTGTTATTAAATCTACCATGATATTCTTTTATTATAAATATCTAATATTATGTAAATTTACATACAACATTTAATATTGATTATCTTTTGAGTACTGATAGTTATTTATTAAGAAATTTTTTAAAACCATCTATATCGGTTTCATTACCTAAAATATGGATTTGTTTTGGGCTTCTAACCGTTATACTTTTACCGTCATCTACAGCTGAAATTCTTATTGTCCCATCATATTTAAAATTGGGTAATTCACCAGTAATATGGTGCTTATTAACCCAATCTGGATTGGTTGGGTTTTCATAAGACCTAAGTTCTTTACTATAATCATTACTTGGTTCAAATTCACTTAATGGATTTTTGATATCTAAAAGTACCACATATATTTCATTACCATAGGTATTTTTTATTGGTTTTTCAGAAAACCAAATATGACTAAGCCCAGAACCATAAGGGTCTTTGAATTGTGAAAATTTATTAGGTGAAGCATGATAAAAAATATTCTTTAATTTACTATTTGGGAAAATTGTTTGGATATAATTATAGTATTGTTCTGGTGTACCAATACTAGATAATTCTGGGTGTTGGTTAAATACGAAATTAACACCATCCTTAACATTACCACCAATTTCTTCTTTTAAAAATGGCTTCCAATTTTTGAATTTATTTATTTGTTCTCTTATATCTTTAGACATATTAATAAATATCCAAAAATATCAAAAATATCATATTGATTATAATGGCGGAAAATTGAGTATTCGAAACCCAAGGTGCTACCCTCCCATTCTTTAGCAAAGAAGTCTGGAACCCTGTCCAGTTAATTTTCCATGGCGAACTCCAATTTTTAGGTGCCGATTAAGGACACGTAGGAACGTTGTTCAAGTAAACCTTAGAACGAGTAGAGGGATTCGAACCCACGTTAGCCTTTCGGCATCAGCTCCAGCTACAGATATTCGTTTAGAAGACGAACTTGGCTATACTCGCATATTATTTTGAAGTCCCACCCAGAGTCAAACTGGGGTCTTAGCGTTAGGAGTGCTAAATTTTATTCCGTTAAACTACAGGACCATTTGTACACCTAGAGGGAGTCGAACCCCCAACCTCTCGCTTCGTAGGCGAGTGCTCTAATCCAATTGAGCTATAAGTGCGTATTTTAGTACCGACGAAAGGATTCGAACCCCATTTGCAACTCCATTACAGATAACTGTTTCGAAGACAGAACTGGTTACATCGGCATTTTACCATTTAACATTATATAATTTATCAGCTTTGTTAGAAACACCACCTAAAGTAATTAGGAAATAATCACCTAATTCAGCAGCTTCGTTTCTAATATCCCACATAGCTTTACTTCTGACTTTAAATTCTTCATATGATAAAGAATCCATATCATTATATAATTTATCTGCGGCTTCGAAAAATCTAACCATTATTTCTTTTACTTTAGGGTTAGTAATACCTTCTATTAATTTATTCATAGTCCCGTCAGAGGGAATCGAACCCACATGTGGCCATTTACACTTTCAACGCCTTATGAGAGCGAGGTGATATGACGGGAATTTATTAAAATTTTTGAGGACTAGGTGGGAATCGGACCCACTTCCTACATGTTAACAGCATGTTGCTCGCCATTGAGCTTCCAGTCCTTGTTTTTATTGTAGTGCAGAGGGGATTTGAACCCCTATTTTCAACGACCAGTTACGTTTCTCCAAGGTATAAGCTTGGGACGGTACTGCACCATATAATAGTTCACATAAAACATATTTTGTCTACTTTTTCGGCAAGACATCCATCATGGGCTCCGTTAATTGATGTGTGTTTATAACCCTTGACGGAACAAGCTGGGTAACTATTGTTGTGTGGAAGGGATTTGAACCCTTATTTTCAACCAATTACCTTTCTCCTGTGTATCAGACAGGGGGGATACCACACAATGTTTTTTACTTTCATCCAACCGCCCCTAAGTATTCATTTCTTAGGCATCCCATCTGGGAGTCTGAAACCCTTGTTTCAATGACGGTTAAATAGCTCAAGTGGGTGCTAGACGAGAATTGAACTCGCATGATTATTTCTAAACACTTGTTTCACAGACAAGCTCGGCAAACTAATATCCGACTCTAACACCATGTTGACGATTCTACTATCTTTCACGTCACGATAGTTTCCAGCGGAAGGTGAAGTAATCGAAACCTGTAGTGTTACCTACCCCTAGGGTTCAAGCCTAGTTTGCTACCTCAGCGGCACCTTCCATTTTAGAACAACGTAGAAGATTCGAACTTCTGGTCCCCTCAAGGGACACCCTCTTTCAAGGAGGGTCGCTTTCAGCCACTCAGCCAACGTTGTAGCACTTTCGAAGAGATTCGAACTCTTAGCCACGCTTACGCATTATCGGGTTGGAGCCGACTGGTCACGCCTATGAGCGAAAGTGTAATAATCAATATGTCAAATAACTACGTAGATTATAACTCTACTATGTTCTCGAATGAATTTTATTTCTCCGAGATATCCAGCATCAAGTGCTTTCTTTTTATACTTCTCATAAAGAACATCAAAATTTTCATTTAGTGTTTTTACTTTTTCAATTCCAAGTTTTCTTAGTCTTTGTTCAGTCATATTCTTAAATGAAAAAACCCCAACTAGATTACTTAGTCGGGGTTTGCTTTGTTATTACTTATGATGCTTAAAAATCATCGAAATAATTAACGGACATAGCCGACTGGTTTGAATGACTATTACGTCTCCAATTACTAATCGATATCATATGTATGTTAATTGTTCTCATTTTGTTTATTATAAATATGTTGTTTTTTTAAAAAGTTCTAAATTTGTTTTACAAAGGTACTAAATGTTTTTTACTTTGTCAAGTTTATTTTCATTTTTTTTATTATTAGGATAAGACCCTCTATTACTGGACTAATTGTAATCGCTGGATTTAAACTTAATAATTACGTGGTATTTCCAAAGCCCACAACTATTAATAAAAAATTATTTTTGTACAATACTAGTGGTTGGCACCCCTAACCTGTCTTACGACTTCGCCCCCAGATTGGAATATTGTGGTGCAAATGTACTAAACATTTTTTAAATATCCAAATTTATCTTCAAATATTTTTATAGTGTTTCTAATTTTTTCAACAATTTAGCGACTTCTGGGTAGTTTGAATTATTTACATCGATAACACCATTATCACGAATAACAACAATATCATGGTTCATTAAATAATTTTTAGCTCTTTTAACAAATGAAGTTAAATCACCTTTTTTAAAACCAATTATTTTACCATTATCATCATCAACAGAATCAAAATTATAATAGAAAGCCTCAAGTAATTCTGGTGTTGTCATACCATATTCATCTGGCTCAACATACATAACATCTTTTAATAAATCCGTAATTTTTTTTATTATTTTATAAGCTAAAGTTGTATTTTGGTCAATTCCACTTTGATTTTTATTTAAATTATCACCATTATTTTCTTGAAGACCATATTCATTCATTGGTTCTTCTGCTTTTGATGGTCGTAGATATAATCTATAAACGTTGCTTCCTAAGTTATCTATATCATTAGAATGCTTAAAACCTAGATTATCTTCACCTTCAATGTCATTCATCATAAAATTAGCATTACCATATTTCTCAGAAACCCTCTTAACAAATTGGTTAATCTTAGCTTCATCATCATCTTCTAAGCCAGAGTAATCACCATTGATTAATGCTGATAAAGCCCATTCTGGAATATCAAAATCCAATAAATCATCATCAATTTTATTAGAGTTTGATTCTAACCCATTTAATTTTTCTTTTGCTGCTTTTAACCTACCTTGCCATAAATTAGCATGGTATTCCATATCATCTGTTTCTGCCTCGAACAATCTTAATTCAGCCATTTTGATATATTGTACCAAAGCTGTTTTATCATCACTTATATCATTAAATTTTTTGAAACGTTGTAAAAGTTCATCTATTGGGGTATCATCTGTTGGAAAGTTTTCTTCATCAAGACGTTTAATTTTGTTGTAATTTTTAGCAAACGATTCTATAATAGCTTTTTCTCTTTCAAAAATAATTGCTTTTTTTTCAGATTCAGTTAAAAATATTTTTTTCTTCATTGTAATTTTTTTTTAGTTTGGTTTTATTATATCGGCAAATTGTCCTGGTTTTAAACCAGCTGGGACAACATCTTTATTAAAATATGAGAATTTTTTATTCTCTCCGTCTACTTCCATAGAGCATTTTATGTATGATATTTTTTCTAAATCTAACGCTTTAAATTGATAAAGTTGTTCTACCGCAAAAATTTCTTGAGCCGCTTCTTGATTTTCCATATCTAAAAGTCTTTTTGGCATTTTAGTTTCTTTCGATGTTGTATCTAAAACATTAAAAAGAAAGTCTTGTTCTTGTGGTGTTAGTTCTTTTATTTCACCTTCAAAATTTAAAAAGAATTTACTCCTACCGCTTTTCATACTTTCTTTTTTACCATAAATAGCTAATCTTTTGGTACCAGTTTCTTGATGTTGACTAAAAGGTGTGCCTTGAAGTTGGTCCCAACCGCTACCTCTTTTGTCATTAACATCTATTTCACCACCTTCTGGCCAATCAACACCATGTTTAAGATAAACAGCTTTAACAGCAGCATCCTTATCTGCTTTACTCTTAATATTACCCCATTGTATAGTAAAATTTTTAGTCGAATATACTTTAGATGGTATTTTAACACCCTTTTCTGTTCTAGGTGCATAAGGGTTTTTAAAAGCCTTATTGTTTTCTACTGCGTTTTTCCACGCTTCTGATTCAATCATATGGTTAAAAATAGGGCTATTTAATTGTTTAACCATATTTTCTATCTGTACTAAATTTTCGCTTTTGATATTAACACTAACATCAACAGTGTTGATATACCCAACTGACATAAACCAACTGTTATTAGGTTGATATTTAGAAAACATTTTAAGTAATGTGTCAACATTATCAGTCATATCACCAAAAAATTCAGACATTGATATTCTTTCGGCTTCGTAAATGTTTGATTCATCAACTATATTTTCATTGATTAAACCTTTTGATGATAAATATCTTTTTTCGACTAATATATTAGTTTGTATTATATTTTTAATCTTATCAAATTTTCTCATTTTATCTATTCTTTTAGTATAAATATAATCTTTTTTTTAAAGAATTTTAAAATTTTCTAATGTGAAATAAATATCTTCTGTTTCATGTACTAAAACACGCCTTTTTAACCAATCTTGAAGATTATTTAATGCTTTAAACTGTTGGCCCCAGATGTAATCAACACCAATTGATTTTGGGTAATCTTTTAAACTATTACCGAAACCCAATCCTCTGATATCTTCATCAATTGCTAGTAAAACACCTTCTACACCTATTAAACCATCTAATTCTGGTAAAACAACATAATTAGATAGCTTGTTGGTACCTATTAAATAAATACCTTTAACTTTTCCAGCATCAGTTATTAATCTAGCCGATAAAGAAAAATTGGTGACACTTAAAACATGTGCATCAAAGTTTTCTTTGGAAATAACTTTATTAAAGAACTTATAAGAATAATCAAGCATTTTAGCTATCTCATTTGGTTTGATACCTTTTTCTATTTTCATTATTTATTATTTCAAAAAATTCGTAATTTCGTAATTTCCACACTCTATCTAACTGTTCTGTTGTATAGATGGTTGTACCGACTGAAGGGCAATTAATATACCAACAATTTTTATCTGTGTAGTTGGTGACAATAATCCAATGAGGGATACCGCTTGTTATTGTTCTAATAATTGGTATGTTTTGGTTATCTAAGATTTCTTTTAGTAAATCGTAAGGTTTTTCTGGTGCGACATGGTGTTTGTATGGTAATTTAATCGCATCCATCCCCAGAATCATTTTTTCTGGTGGTGTACCTACTAACCAATCTGTTGTGCACAAATCAGCTATTTCTAATATACTGTGTTTTTCACCATATATAGCGGTATAAGCCATATATAAACAAGTTGGGCCGCAAGTGTTTCCAGTGGGTTGTTTTGCTAGTTTAATCATCATAAATTTTTTATTAACCAACAAAACATAAAAACATTATTAATTGTTTTTATTATTTGGGTTATATAATATACTCGTTGCGTCAAAATTATATAGAGGTTGTCCTAACCAATTTGTTTGTTTACCATTTAATTTTAATTCATCTAATTCTTTTTGAAAAAGGTCTGGATTGTCTTTTAAAAAATTAAATGCTTTAGCATAGAATTTATCAGTAGTTATTGATACTCCGTTTGTTCCTTGTTCGACATAATAAGGAACCTCTTTTAATTCTAAATTAGAGAGTAAAAAATCAGCTGTATCTCTTTGATTCGAAAGTTTTCTTTCGTTTTCTATATTTTGATAAGCGACTAATATAGCTAATTGTTCTGGGGTTGGTTTTTTATCGTAAGCATAACCTTGAGAAGTTTTACTACCATTTTTTACCTCACCTGTTTGAGTATTGGTTATTGTATATTGAGTTTTAATATCAAATCCAGTTCCAGTGTGTTCTTTTTTACAACCAGTACCAACGCAAGATGCTGCTGCCATACCAAGACCAGCAACAAAATTACCTAATTTACCTTCATTTAAATTTTCATCATTTTCTCTTTTAATCGAATTAAAGACCTTAAAGAACGAATCAACGATTAATTTTTCTCTTTCAATAATAATTGCTTTTCTTTCACGTTCAGTTAAAAATATTTTTTTGTTCATAACACCTTTATGTATAAATATCAGTTTAAACAGAAAAATTAGTAATCATCAGAATAAGAATCTTCATCTTCATCATTTTCATCCTCATCTTCATCTTCCCCATCTTCATGGACAACATCAAATAAAGATTCTTCATTAATAAAGTAACCGAATTTATCCCCGAAAAGTTTTTTTAATAAACTAGCTTCTTGTACTGAAAGTTCTTTAAATTCTATTTTTTCTAATAAATCCTCACCACTTATGTAACTAAGTTCAAGGCCATCTTCCTCATAATCAAAATCCCATGTTATACTTGAAGCAAGTTCTTCATAAGAGTTCATTTGTTTTTCAGTCATAATAACAAATCCGTTTACTGTAAGTTCTTCGGATGTTATATCGTTAAAAATAGCTAGATATTTTGCCATGTATATTTTTATTTATAAATATATTTAAACAAGTGAATAAATCAACGGTTGTTTAAAATATTTAAAAATATTTCTCGTTCTAATTTATTTATTTCAATACCTAATTCTTTACTTGGCTTTAAACCTGTCTTTTCCATTACTTCAGCACCACTAACACTCAAATGGTATTTTAAAAACGCATCAATTAATTTCATATCTAACCCCATCTTCAAAGCAAAAGCTTTGATTTGTTCTGGTGTTACACCAGCATGTTCTTGAGCTTTTTTTAATGTTGATGCAGTATCGATATTTAACTTTTGTAATGAAATTAAAAATGTAATAGCTTTGATTTCATCAACTGAGTATTTTCTCTCATTAAGTACTTTCTTAATTTCACCAACATCATTTGAATGAAGCAATCTTGATAATAAAACAATGTAGTCTTCTTCTTTAGGTTTCAAGTTTTTCAATATTGATAAATCAACATTTAAACCTTGAAAGATGTATTTGAATAAATCGTATTCAACCAACATTTCTAAAAAGTGTTTTGTTGATTTTGTTGATTGTAAACCTTTTATAAATTCATCTCTGATTCGCTCACCAGATATACTACCTAAGTTTGCATCTTTCTTTAATGCAGCGTCAGTTGCTAGGTCTAATTTGTTACCAAACCTTCCAGCAAATCGAATGGCTCTCATCACCCTTAATTTGTCTTCTTTAAATCTATCTTCTGGTTTACCTACGGTTCTTACAACACCGTTTTTAATATCATCAATACCACCAACCAAGTCAACAACTTCTTTGGTTTCTATGTCGTAAAATAACGCATTGATTGTAAGGTCTCTTCTTGAAACATCACCTTCAATATTAGTGAACTCTACTGAATCTGGTCTTCTTGAATCAGAAGTGGAACCATCTTTTCTGAAGGTAGCGATTTAATATTCATTATCTTTTGTAAACACATTAATAACCCCAAAAGCTTTACCTGTTGGTAGCGTTTTAAAACCAGCTTTACCCATCATTTCCTCAACCTTATCTGGAACAGCATCAGTTGCCAAATCGAAATCTTTTGGTTCTTTGTTTAGAATCAAATCCCGAACCGCACCACCAACAACATATAATTTAAAACCGTTTTTTTTAAAAACATCTTTAATTTGTAATATATCTTGTGGTAGGTTAAAATCCATTTTAACTCTTTTTTCTGGTATTAATCCTTCTATAATCATTTTGCAAAAGTACTAAAATTATTTCAATAAAGCTAATTTATTAAGGATAATTTTTCTACTTTAAAGTAATGACCTTCACCTAATTTAAATAAGTGGTTTGATGTTTTGGTGATATATCTATCAGCCGCTGTTTTAATTTGTTCTAATGTTTTCATTTATGTTTTTTTTATGTTATTATTAATTTAGTGGTTTCCCAATATCAAGATAATAACAATTAAGTTGGTCCTCTAATCTATGTCATAATTTTATGTTTTTAATTGGTGATGTTAGCTATGATTAATCCGTTTTCAGTGGTGATATTAACAATTCCTTTAATCTTAATAGACCCTTTGGTCGAAGGATTGTCTGGTGTTTCCTTGGTGGAAAATCCAACACCTTTATCAACATCAACATGGTGCACATAATAGGTTTGCCCTTTGGTTTTGATAACCCACATGGGTATACTAGGGTTTTCTAAATGTTTTTTGTTAAAGTGGAAGATAATTTCTGATTTTTTAAGCATGTAGAACCTCCTTTCCCAACAAGGGACATGAGCTTGTTAACCTTTTAGCTTGTTCGCTAGGTTCAAACGCAACTGCGGTGATTTGATTATCTAAGTCTGGTTCTCTAAATACGGTATGTTTTATACCCATGAGAATAGCTTTAGAGATGAGCTTAATTAATTGCTCTTCATCCGAAACGGTTAAAAATACTAAATAATTTGATTTTGTTTGCCATTCTTTTGATTCAACTGGATGTTGATGCTGAAAATCAGCTAAGGCATGTCCAGATTGAAGGGCCTGGGTCCCAATTGGTAAATCTCTACGAGATACAACTCTTAATTTGTTGTCAATCTAATGTGTCATTTGTTTTTGTTTTATGTTTATAAATATATTCTTTTATTTGTAAAAGTCAAATTTTTAGAGATTCTGGTGGGGCTCGAACCCACGACAAGAAGTTTTAGAGGCTTCCGTTCTACCGCTGAACTACAGAATCATTTAAGGTCAGAATCAGATTTGAACTAATGTAGAACCCTTTGCTGGGGTTTGCCTAACCACTCGGCCATCTGACCATTTATTGAATACAAAGGTACGATAATTTTTTTAATTTACAAATTTATTTTAAACATTTTCCAAATCTAATTACACGTTTTTTAAACGATTCTAAATCACCATTATTATCTATGATAATATCAGCACATGATTTATCAATATTAAATGAATCTTTATCCTCTTCTGGAAGTCTTTCTGACGCATCAACCCAAACAATTAAATCAAATAATCCTTGTTTAATGCATTCATCTATTTCATTTCTATCCCTCATCCCAACATAACAATTGGCTAATTCTAGAATACCCTTGGCTAATTTTGTTTTATCTTCCTTGTTGTATTCACAAATTAAATCGTACCATTCAGCCCTATGATTTACCCTATCTTCAAAACATTCTTCAGATGTTTTATACCCATATTTATTTTTTAATTTATCATAAATAAAAATATCGGCTGCGGCCTGTGATGATGAGATAAATTTTAACCCTATTTCATTCCTTAAAAATTCAGCCATTGTATCTTTTCCCCATCTTTTATGGGATATAATTAGAAGTTTAGTTTTCATGCAACGAAACAACTAAATTATTTTAACATAAACAATTTATTTTAAGATTTTATCGTAAAATAAAGAAAAAGTGGTATTCCAAATAACCCCATATAAAAGCATTATCAATGCAAATGTAATGAATGTATAGTTATCCCCGTATAAAAAAAATAATTTATCAAATGTTATAATACTTACACAAATATTGATAACCATAAACATTTTAAACATATGAAACGCATCAGTTAATTGAACTGGTTTATTTAAACCAAAATACCATTTAACACGACCTAATTTAGGGTCACCATTGATGTATTTGTTCTTCCAAGATATTTCACCGTTCCAAAAAAGAGGGTTTAACTTCTTCAATTTAGATACTGGATAATGATGAACCGATTTATCCATCACCGCATTACACGCAGCCGCTAACGCTAAAAATAAAAAAGATACTATCATTTTTTATTTTGTTTCCTTGCTTTGTAATCTCTTATAGGGTTAATAATCCAAGCTTGTACTGTCATTGCTAAACAAAGACCAATTGGGTATAACCAAAAAATTTTCATTAAGGTTGCAGCCCATTCATATTTATTACCTAAAATACCAAAAAATATTATTAGTATAACACTTACACCTAATAACCCAATCTTAGTTGCAAAAATTTGCAACATCCAATATTTTGTTTTGTTGTTCATAATCTGTTTATTAATAAATATCCAGATTATAATGAAAAATGGAAAAAAAAAAAGCACCATCTTTCGATAGTGCTTAATATTTTCAGAATAGTTTTGGTTTTTTTGCTTAAAAAAATTTATTTGCTGAATCTATTCTTTATTTGTGCTCTCGGTTGGCCTTTCACCAACATCCACACCCTCAATGGGTGCGTCTTATTATTTAGACGACAAGAACGTTTAGTAGGGAAGAGAGGATTTGAACCCCTATCTAGGCCCAAACTGGCCTTGCTCTACTTTTGAGCTACTTCCCTAATTGTACACGGAAATGGGTTTTAACCACTGTCTTGACCTTAACGGTCACGCTCTCACTTAAGCTATCCATGTATTTTCAAATTAGTGGTTCGTTTTTTAGTTGGACGTGGCCAACCTCGTTAAACTCAACCTATGTTTCCATAGTAATTCGGGTGTCTGAGCTATCCCAAATTTTCCATGTATGTTTTTTTTGTTGCAGAAACTAATTTTTATTCTTCAAAGAACATTTGTGATACAATAGTACTACATAAAATTCAATTTGACAAGTGTATACATAAAGTTTTTTTATAATTTATTGATTATCAACCAATTTAATTTTAGGTTTTTCAGATAATAATTCAACAACTATAATAATTTCTTGTTTTTCTACTAGTTGATGTATTACACTTACCACCCGATAATAAACTTCATTTAAATAGATAAATTCATCAATTCTTGGAATACAAGTTAATTTTATACCTCTTTTTATCGGTAACCATTTACCATCTATGATTGATACGTTATATTTCTTTTCGAACATAATATAAATATATTTGAGTATATTTATATGTAAATAACATCACCTAAAATTTAATCATTATGAAAACATTTAGAAAAGGTTGTGGTTGTGGTAAACCAAAAAGTACTACTGAACCTAAACCAAAAACACCACCAACACCATCAAAATAAAAAATGCCCGATTTGGGCCTTTTTTTTTATGTTTTTTTTTCTTCTACTAATAATTCGGCTGGTGGGTCCAATGGTGGTTCTGTTTTAGTTGTTTTTAACGATGAATAAGTGGTCATACCAAACAATGTAGCTATGAAACCATAATCTATTGTTAAAACCATTTCTAATTGCTTAAAATCACCAAGTATAATCCATTTAATATGAGCTATAACAACACAAACTATTATTACAAATGCGGTTAATTTTCTTGAACTAAAACCCTCATCTTGATTGTTAAAACTCTTAAGTATATTATCTATTATTTTTTTCATGGTTGACTTTAATAATAAATACTAGTAATAACAAAAAAACCCCAAGAAAGCGATTTTCTTAGGGTTATTTTTTCAAATTCGAAGGTGATTATGAATTTGAAGATTTAAGTCTGGAGAGAGAGGGAATTGAACCCTCGTGTTGGTTATTCTAAAAGAATTTTCTACATGTTTAGCATCTCTTTATCTTCTTATGCAAGAATATAATGGTTATTCGTGAAGGAAACCAATAAAAAACCTAATAGGACACTATCATTCGGTGGGATACCACCATTTACGGTTTACCGTAATCTGCAATATTAGACTAATGCAAGCTCTCCAGCAAAACTACATGTAGCTTCGCTTAGGAAATTCTCAGAAACGATAAAATCGTTGTCAGTTAATTGTTTTAATAGAGGATTAAAGTGCTTCCAATTTAGCACCACATGCTTATTAATTAAGATATGAACCAGTCGATACCTTATCACCCCGATGTTAAAGAACGTATTATAAATACTTAATTTTAAACAAAAGTACTTATTTATTTTTAAAAAGTCAAGTTTTTTTATCAAAAAAATATTTTGAAAATGTTGATGGAAATATATATTTCCTAATCGGAAAAAAATTTACACCTATTAATATAAAACTCCCAAATGGAAAAAGAAAAATAATAACTACAAAAAATGTTTTTAAAACATCTATTGATTGTTTTTTAACCAATAACTTCTGCGAATCAGTAAGAACACGTTTTTGAACCAAATTAGCGTATATAAGTCTTGACATATACATACTCCCGTCTTTTTCTTTCTTTAAAGCAAAAAAGAAATTCTTCACTTTACTCATACCGCAAAGGTAGTTATTATTTTCTTATTTACCAAATTAAATTATGTTATCCAAACGATTAACAACGTCATTAGAAAACCATTTTTTTTCGAAATCTCTTGGGTTTTCGTAGTATTTAGCCAACATAGTTGTTAGTTTTTTTGTTGATTCAATAGCTACTCTTTGACAACCAACAGTAACCAAAAATCCAGAACTTAACCTTTCAATTTTAACAGGTCTACTATCACTGTTTAATTCAATCGGTCTATCGTCTATTCTAGCCATAGGACGTTCCCCCATATATTCCTCACTTCTACCACCTAATTGACCACTTGTAGCTAAACGTTTTTCATGAATATCGTCACCATCTACATCTGATTCCAACATTTCACCATCTGATTCCATCATTGTTTCGTCTTGTGGTTCTTGCACCACGTCATTTAATTCATCCATTTTATTTTTTTGGTTTTGTTATTATGTTATCAATAATCCCATAAGCTAATGCCTCTTGAGAATTTAACCACAAATCACGAGTGGCATCTTCCAAAACTTGTTTTGGTTCTTTGTTTGTATATTCACCTAATAATTCGAATAACAAATCATTGTATTTTTCACCTTCAGCTAATGAACGTCTGATATCTTGAATATTACCAGCAGCACCAGTTGATACTTGATGTAGCATTACACGACTAAAGCGTAAACTAGAACGTTTTCCTTTGGTACCAGCACCTAATAAAATACTACCCATACTTGCAGCCATACCAGTATTAACTGTTGCTGTATCTGAGGTAATATAATTCATTACATCTACGATTGATAGACCAGATTTAACCGACCCACCAGGTGTATCCACATGCAAAGTAATATCTTTTGTCTCTAAGTTATCCAAGAACATTAATTGTGCTTGAACTATAGTACTCATTCTATCATTCACAGGACCAGCTAACCAAATAATTCTATCCATCATCATTCTGGAAAAAATATCTATTTGTGTAACCCTTAATTGTCGTTCCTCTAGAACATAAGGTGTTAGTGAAGCACCAATACCATATAATTTTTCTTGTAGTTTCTCCCAGTTATAAAAATCAACTGATGAAATCCCCATATGCTTTACTGCATAATCTTCAAATTCTTTTGTATAATTCATTTTTCAAATTTTGTTAAAAAAATGGGTGTGTATTCGCCCACCCAAGCACCGATTATATTGAAATCAAAATATTCAATAGCCATTTCGTATTTTTTATCTTCTTCAGTTTGGTCTTCGTATAAATCTTCTTTTTCAACGACCATTTCTTTCATCAACATATCAATTATCATATCCCTATCGTATATAATAACTGGACCTAAATTAATTCTTTCGCCATAACCAACCATAGCGGCCTTGAATTCATCTAGAACATAGACTGTTGGATTTTCTTCAGCAAATTCCTCGTAATTCATTATTTCTTAAATCCTTTTTTCTTACCAGCCTTTTCTGTTTGAGCTTTAGACGCATCTTCATCCTCTTTTCTCTTTTGATAAAGAGTTTTAATAGATTCTCTAACCACCTTTAATACATCATACGTATATTTATCGATGATTTTGTCGTTTGCAGCAAAATTAGCTTTAGTAATTAAGATTTTATCTTTTTCAGTATCGAAAGAAATCTCACCTACAGCTTCTTCAGCAATAATGTTTTGTTGTTCTGGTGTTAATTGTTCAAAAATTAAATCGTTAACAAAAATATACACATCATCCCCAGTACGGAAACTAGTAATTTCATTTGCTTTTTGAATGTTATAAATTTTTTTAGATTGGTTTGTAGCCAATATAATAACCGTCATATAACGGTCTAACCCAGCATCTAATATTTTTTGACTAAAGATTGCTTGAGTGTCTTCGAAAACTTGTTCGTATTTTGCCATAATTAAAATTTTAACAATAATACTATTAAATTTTTAAAGAAACAATATTTTTACAAACTTTTTTCTTTTAATTTAATTAAAAGTTCTTCAGTTTCACTATCAATCTCTTTTGGTGTTACCAAATTTAGATGAATAAGTATATCACCCCTTTCTGAACTATTAAATATATTCATACCTTTTTTTGGTACTCTTAAAATATCCTCTAACTTACTTAATTTAGGTATTGTTACCCTAATTTTAGTTTTATCAATCGTAGTTATTTCAATCTTATCACCTAAAATAAGTTGTGTGTATGTTATTGAAAGATGTAATTTTAAATCATCACCATTTCGAACAAAACTTGAATGTGGTACTTCGATTATTTTGATGAATAAATCACCATCAACACCACCTCTAACAGCATGACCACGACCTCTTATAGCTGTAACCATATTATCATACACTCCTTTTGGTATGCTAATATTAATATCTTGAGTGTTGCTTTCAACACCAGAACCATTACATGTTTTACATGCGTTTTTTATTTGTGTTCCAGTTCCTTTACACGACCTACAGTCTTCTATGTATCTAAATTCACCATAAGGTGTTCTAGTGATGTTTTGTGTTTGTCCAGAACCATCACAAACACTACAAGCTTCAATATCTGAACCTCCTTTACCATCACAATCTTTACAACCAACTATACGGTGATATTGTAATTTTTTATCAATGCCAGAATGCATTTCTTCTAAGGTTAATTTAACCAAAAGTGTTATTGGTTCACCTTTTGGTATATTGGGTTTAGGACGTTCAAAATCGAAGTCGAATAGACTTCTACGTTGTCTAGGGTTATCGTAGTTTTTACGTTTAACCTCATCAGATAAAGTTTCATAAGCCTCAGCTACTTCTTTAAAACGTTCTTCAGCATCTGGATTATCTTTATTTACATCTGGATGATATTCTTTCGCTTTCTTTTTGTATGCTTTTTTTATATCATCAGCAGACGCATCTTTGGTTATCCCTAGGATATTATAATAATCTTTTTTATTCATTCGTATTTATTTTAACAGCAAATGTAGTAAATTTATTTAAAATAACAAAATTTTTTATGATATTCAGAGTAATATTAACATTCAACGGTGAATACAAGTCAACATTATATAGGTGCAAGACTAGGGAAACTGCGTTTATTAAGTTCCATAAAATAAAAGAAGAAAATAAGGTTTTATTCCCTAAAAGATTTGTTAATGATGGTTCTATCAAGCCTATTAAATATGAAATAAAAATAACCAAGGTTACTGAAGAAACTGACACATTTAGAACACTAAGAAATGATTACGGGAAAACATATGTAGAAAAACCACTGGGTGATTGGACCATTTTAGAATCAGATGTGTATGAAATTGAAGAAACTTTTTGGATTTTTGGTTTGGAAAATAGAAAAAATCGTCCAACAATAAAAGAAGTTGTTAAACGACTTATGGATGGAGCATTTGCTTTAAAGAAAATGAAACAGATAATTGTTGTTCATAATAAATTGGTTATTTACAACGAAGAGCAATTTGATATGATTATATGTAAAAACATAGAAGATGCTCAGAGATTACACCATACTCTAGCTAAAATAGCTAAAAAGCAAAAGTTTAAAGGTTTTTTATTTATGGGTACCGCCAGCAAATTAATGATTGGTAGAATGTATGATTTAATACAAGAAAAAACTGGTTGGAAAATACAAAAAATTAGAAGGACTTCAACTCGTCCTTAAAACCTGGTTGGAAAAATCCAACATCAGCTTTTATATGTACCATAAAGTTATTAATATCCATTGAATTAATCATTATATGTGAATAATAAAACCCTTTGAAATACATATAATATCTAATCGGTGCTACTGCTGAATAAGAATTAAACGACTCATTAGATTTATTTGTGATTATATTCTTACTATGTTCATGTGTGATTTTAAATTCAATTTCAGTTTTTCTCACACCCATCCTTCTTTCATTAAATATTCTTTCAAGTTCTTCTACCTTTGTTGTAATATGAAATTCATCAATTTTAATAAAATTACCATCAAAATAAGCATAATCACCTTTTAAATCATAACCATATTTTTTTGTAAAATTAAAGACATAATTAAAACTATCAGACTCACTTATTGAAAAAATTTTTCCAATTTCATAAACTAGATTTATAAAATCAATTTCTTCAACAAAACGTTTATTAACAATCTTATTGTTTTTTATCGAATAATTTTTTTCTAAATAATTTTCTATCATCACATTCTAAAAAGCTCTTCAACCTTACCAACGATTATAGATATTTTTCGCTCATTTGCTTTAATTTTATCCATAACATTTGGTGGTATGTTACCAGTATGTGTTGATTTTAAATTTGAATTTTCTCTTTGTAAATAGTCACTTTCACGAATGTAGTTGTCGTAAGCTATTGCTTTTTCTTGGTTTGTCATTTTTTAAATATTTTTTTCTTTAAGTTTTGTGATGAAAGACTTTGTTTTTTCTTCATCTAATTTTCCTATTGGTATTATAAATTTTTGTTTGAAATTTCCATCTAATACGTTGAAATTTCTAAACACCGCACTATCTTTTATTATTATTGAATCAATAATTGTTTTTAAATGTTTAGCAGCTCTAACATCTGGTTTATCTCTTTCAACCGTCTTTAAAAATTTATCAAAAAAATATTGTAAATTATCAATGTCTGATATTTTATCAGCTCCAGGTAATATATCTACTGGTTCATCGTAATTTGGTGAAGGTAAAAATATATCTTTGTTATATTCTAAAGTCTTATCAAATTTAATTTCACCAGTTAATTCATCAACCAAAGATGTTAAATGTCCTGTTGTATAACCCGTATAAAAATTATCATGTATCATTATTATTCACATTTACAATTTCCTTCTGGGTTATTACCACATTCACAAGGTTTACCTTCTTTTATAGTGGGCTCTGTTTCATCACCGATAGAAAAATTCTTTTTGATATCTTCAAGCATCGTATTAATTTTACCCATATCTGCTTCTTTAAGCATTATTGGATTTATACATTCAATCCTCTCTTCACCTTTGGTTGGTAAGAAAAATGCTAGTGCATTAGCGTTCTTTTTATTTAACATATCATTTACTGATTGAGTAAACGGTATTATTATATCTTTGTTTTTCATTAAATCCTCATCCAGATAAAAAACAAGAACCATTGGGTAATTTGTTTGGGTATTTTCCATGTTTTATAATTTTATTTCTTCTATTGGATACGTTGCATGTTCCCAATTTATATCATTTTCATAAACAAAATGCTTAAGTAATAATTCATTTACTTTAAGTGTTTTTTCTTTCTCACCATAAGCAGTTAAAGCTTCAACATTACGTTCATTTATTATGTAGTACACTATGTATTCAGAAACGGTTTTATCCTTCCTTAAATTAGTGTATTTATCGATTTCTTTAATAAGTATCTTCTTATCCATTTTTACTTTTTATAAATTTACATTTTTTTTATGAAACAGTAAAGGGTAAAAAAAAAAGAGAACCATTTAGGTTCTCTTATTTTTCGTTTGTCTCAAGATATGGGGGTTTTTACTTCTAACCCTGTCATGAAGTTTTCCCGAATTAATAAAAATTTTTAAAAGGTTTCGGGAGACCTACATTAATTGAATCATATTTAAGTATAGTTTTTTTTCTTGCAGTAACTATCTTTTATGACAAACTAATATGGTTTTGGCTGTCTTGACACATTTACTCGGAATTCACCACGCTTAGCGTTAGTACAAGCCGACACCTCCACCGTATATTTTATACCGTTACGCTTGCGTAACGTTCTGAATCAATGACTTTTGACATCATTGATATAGGAGTTATTTCTTCACCACCCAACATTGATTTTAACAATGAAGGTGAAAAACCAGATACCAACGCAGTATTACTCTTATCGAATTTTACTGGTTTGTTTTTATCACCTCTTGATGCTAAATCCCAATACACTATTTTTGGCATTTTATATCCAGCTTGACCAAATTTACTTTCAATCATTTCTTGGGCAGTATGGTTCCAATCAGAATCAGCAGCATCAAATTCCATATCCGAAAATATGATAAACATTGTTGGCATTTCTGATGCTGGTACATTACCTTGAACCGCCTTATTTAATATAAGGTTGAAACAAGCACTCAAATCTGTATTACCACCCCAAGGTGACCTTTTCATTTGGTTGTATCTTTCCGATAATGAACCAGTAACAGTTATCAATTGTGGATTTTCATGAAAAGTTACAAAAGCATCTTTAAATGGTCCGATATTTCTTTCAGAAAGGTATAAACCTAAAGAAATAGCTACGGTCATAACATTTAAGTTAGGGTTATCACCAACGCTTTGGTTCATTGAACCAGACACATCCACTAAAGGAAGAATTCTTTCTTCAGTTTCTGACATGTAATTTGGTAACGCATTCCATTGTGAATTAGCACCACTAACGTTTCCGTTAAGCATGTTCTTAATTACATCATATGGGAAAATAGCACCAGCATTAATTTTAACTTCACCTTTTTCAAGTGATGTTAAATATTCTTGGAAACGAGTCAAGTCATTCTTAGAGAACGCTTTCATCAAGTTACTCATAGCTTTTGATGGCAATTTAGAATACTCGATTGCAGACCAATTCTTAGAACACATCAATTGTTCAACTGTACTTGAATTTTCAACAAGTAATTTACGATAAGCTTTTGGCTCTAAACCTAAATACTTTCTAAGAATATTAGCTTGCTTTTTAGCTTCTCTAGACGATACATTTGGACGTGGCATCCACTTAGCGCAAAGTCCATTCTTATCCTCTAACCCCTTAGATATTAGGGCCAAAGCATCTTTTTCTAATGGAGTTCCAAAAAGGACCAATACGTCATCCCAACGACCAAACTCTGGAATAAGAGCTATGTTTTTACGCATAACTTCTGAACGATTGTTCGCAAGATAAGTCATAATATCCTTGAATATTTGACGTTCACCAGCACCACCACGGATATCACGGGCCCAGAATAACAACTTCATAGCAGTTAATGGGTTTTCACCGAATGCTTTTGTAAAAGCGTTAATAAGTCTTGTTTTATCTTGACCTCTCATGGCACCTATTTGAAAAAATAGGTCAACACAGTTATTTAATGATGTAGAGTTAGTCACCATACCGTTTTCAGTATGTGAATCTTTTGTTTGCATTGCTGCCAATAAAGTTGTGCTCATTTGATATGATTTAATTAATGTGATGCAAAACTACCATTAAAAATTTAAAATGTCAAGTTATTTTATAATTTTTTTTGTAAATTGCTGATATTCAGTTAAATTAATTTTTTAATGTATTGTTGTCTATGGTATTTGGTTGCACCAAATGTTTTAATAGCTTCAATATGGTCTGCTGATAAATAACCCTTATTTGAATCCCATTTATAATTGGGAAATAATTCATGTAATCTTTGCATGTATTCATCACGCCTAACCTTAGCTATAATAGAAGCGGCAGCAATACAAGTATATGTATCGTCACCTTTTGTTATTAAACTAAACGGTGCTGAATTTTTACCATTATATTCTTCCCAAACATTTCCATCAATTAGAATATGTTCTGGTTTTATAGTTAATTCATCAAGACACCTGTGCATGGTTTTAAAAGTTGCTTTATTAATACCAAAATCGTTAATATCTTTGATTGTACTTGCGTTGCAAGAAAAACTAATTGCGTTATCAATAATTAATTTATACGCTTCTGCTTTTTGTTTATCCGTTAACTTTTTAGAGTCTTGAATCAAAATAGATTTGAACCCTTTTGGTAAAATCACAGCAGCTGTAACGACTGGTCCAGCACCACAACCTCTCCCTACCTCATCTAAACCAACAACATATGAATAATTTTTATAATCCTCTAAAAGTTTTTTTTCTTTTGTCATGAAACAAAAGTACTACTTATTTTTAACTATCCAAATTTATTTTTTTAAATTTAATGTTGATACCAGCAATATCTAAATCAAATTCATCGTTTGGTACGAAATTATTTGAATAAGGATTTGCTTTTTTGAAAATAGCTTCATTTAATGAATTATGTATTTGGGTTGGTAATTCATATAATAATGACAACCCATTTTTATTAATTTTAGGGTTATCTATAATTAAGGATACAGTTTCGATTAATTGTTCGTAATTCATTGTTTAAAATTTTTTGAAAAACCCAATAAACCAAGATTTAAACTTTTGAAACCTTGTTTTTTTAATAATATTGATTTTATTTGGGTTCTTTTTTATCTCAGCACCTAAACCGTTTTTCATTTCATTAATGAAAATAACCTTAGACACGGCTGTTTGTGCTTTTTCTTTTAAAAGTTGTTGTTTTTCAAATTTTATTTCTTCTTCTTCGTTCATAAAACAAATATACTAAATTAAATAGTAAATGTCAAGTTAAAAAGTTTTCATTTTAGTCAAAAGTCCAGGATACAACGGCTCTGGTAATTCATTAATAGAGCACCATCTGTAAGCTAAATTTTCATGGTCTAATGTAGCTTTAAATTCTTTTTTAACATAACCCTTAAAATAATTAAATTCTCTATTTGGTCTTTGTGGTATAATTTCATCACGCACAAATTCAAACTTAATTATATTTGGATTTATTGATAATTCTTCAACAATTTCTCTTTTCAAGGCTTCAATTGGTGTTTCACCTTCATCCACACCACCACTCATCAAACCCCAACTTGGCTCAAAATCATTTCTATGTAGTAAGAAAAATCTATTGGTTGTTTCACACTTAATTAAACATCCAACGCTATGTGTTATAGCTCTTATTTCCTCTCTTAATAATTTTTTGATTAGTGATTTCATATCTACTATAAATATTTACAAATATAAAAATATTAGTATCATTGAAATATGATTACAATTATTTTTATATTAATTTGTTATGGTGCCTGTAATAATATGATTTACGGGTCCATATTTGAAGGTTTTAGAAACTTCTTAAGTAAGTTTGGCACAGGAGGTTATAGCTTACATAAATTGTTCACTTGCTTTATGTGTTTAGGTACTTGGGTGGGTTTTTTACTTAGCTTTGTATTAATGAAACTAAACTACCTAAACATAACACCAGTGGGTTCATTAGGTATTAACGAACCATACTTAGTTATATTTTTAAATGGTTTGGTTAGTGCAGCTGGTGTTTGGTTAACACATACCTTGCAAGAATTTATGGAAAGAATAGGTGTTAATTAAAACCCCTTTGAATCTATACATTTTTCACACGCTTCATTTTCTGAACATTCACATTCACTATAGTTATTGATTGTTTCAGTTGTTGAAATGGTTTGCGTTCTACGTGGTGGTAATTCAATCTTTGTTGATATAGCATTAGGTGATTTTTTTTGTAATAATTCTCTGTTTCTAGCGGCCCTTGCTTCTTCTTCCTCAAATTCAACATCTTCTTCAGTTATTGGTTCTGGGTTGCCTTCCGCATCAACAAGACGAGCTATTTGTTGTTTTTGTTCTATTTTAATTTGTGGTTGAATTATTTGTTCTTCTTGGTCTGGTTGAATTTCTTCACTTACATCTATATCAACATCGTTAATTGATAATTCATCATCAATAACCTCTTCAAAATTGAATTTTAATAATTGAAGTTTTGATAATGGTAAAGTTTTGAATAATTTCTTCATTTCATCAAATTTTATTTTAAGCAATTCTTGTTTCTTTTCTTTTTCTTGATTTGCCTTGATTACAAGACCTACATATTCCAATAAATTATCAATAGTTATTGTTGGAGTTTCACCGTATATCATGTAATAATTCATTTCATCATTACCCTTAGCTTTTTTAATTGTTTGTGATTCTGGTAATGTCCAACCTTCTTTAAATACCGTATCCACTAAAGGTAAGCCTTGTGAATACCTTATTCCTATAACATAAGGTTGTAATGAATCGAGTGTTTTTTGTATGTTTGCCATCTTAAATTGTTATTCCTATAAAAATAGTAGATATTATGTACGCTAGAGATAAACCTAACCAAAATAATTGTAGTGGTCTTACTCTATATTTTAATGGTGTTTCTTCAGTAGAATATATAAACGATTGAAGAAGATAATATCCATGTCTAATAGTTGTTAAACAAGATAAAATAAAAAACACGATTAAAATTTTATTTATTATTATTGTCGTCATTTGTCATTGTTTTAAATTTGTTTTTCTGTAGTTCTAAAAAAGCCATTTTAGCGATGTATTTTTTAATTTTTTTTACCTTTTGTTGGTTTCCTAGTTTACTACTGTTTATAATTTTTTCCAATTTAGTTTCAATTTTAATTTTGTCAATTTCATAACTAAATTCGACCATTTTGAAAAGATTTTCTATATTCATAAAATTAATCATAACTTATTAATCAAAAAAATAAATAGTTAAGTGTTAATCACTAAAGAATTATTGAACATATAATAAAGTTCAATTAAAATATCAACATCAAAGCTAGTTTTTTTGGCTTCATAACCAAATAACTTACTCCATAATTCCATATTAGGTACTAGTGTGTTTTTAAACGATTTATCTTCCGATGAATAAAAAGATTCAAATATGTAATCTTTAAAATAACGATGTAAGCTAGGATTAACAAATAAAAAACCCTCTTTCTTAAAGTTATCTACGTTCTTTTCCCAACACCAATTAAAATGATTTAATTGGTCATCATTATTTGTCATATCATCACCCATATAAGTATCAAATATCAACACTAATAATGATTGTATAAAATCACAATATAATTCACATTTTTCAAATTTAATGTTATTACCATCATAGATAATAACCAAGCTATCCTTACTTAATGGTGTGTTAATATAATTTAAAAAATTTCTATTATTATTCATAAACAATTAATAAGAAAAAAAATTAAAAAATAAAGTTTATAAATAATCATTAAATAAAAAAACCCCTTATTAAGGGGTTTTTTATATTTATTACATCATATCGTCATCATCTTCAACAGATACTTCGTCTGGCATATCTTCAAGCTTTTTCGCTATAATTATAGCTCTTTCAGTAGCTTTCATAGATTTATTAGAAGCAATGCTTAATAATTCATTTGGAACTTCCATACCTTGTAATGGTAGACCTGGTCCTTTGATGAAATAACGACCAGAACTTGGGCTATTTAATAGAGTAAAACCACCTTTACCCATTGGCTTAGGAACCGATATTGCTTCTTCATCATCGGAAGTATCATCCATTGGTAAGTCACCACCCATTTCTGATGATGGTTCCATTTCTGAAGATTCATCTTCATCATCAGCTTTATTCCAGCTATCTCCAGTTTCTTCTTCCTCTTCTTCTCCATCCATTGAATCAAAAGCTTTTTCATATGCATCATCATTTGATTTGGTGTTTTCTAAATCATCTGTTTCTAATTCTTCTTCCTCTTCTGACATTATTTCAGATTCTTTTAAATGAACGTGTTTTTTAGCTTCTGAAGCTTGTGCTGGTGGGTTATCTTCCCAATGACCTTCTTTTGGTGTTGGAGCTACACCATCAAACATTTTTTCACCACCACTAGTTTCATCCCAATTCTTCTCAGCTGGTTTAGCTGTTGAATTAGCTTTACCTTTTGCTGTTGAAATATTTTCTTTAGCTTCTGGAGCTTGTTTTTTAGCTTTATCTGGATTTGATTCTTTAGCTTTAGGTGCTTCAGTTTCCATCATTTTTTCACCACCAGTAGTTTCATCCCAATTCTTTTCAGTTGGTTTAGCTGTAGTAGCTTTACCTTTAGCAGTTGAGATGTTTTTGGTTGCTTCTGGAGCTTTTTTCTTTTGTTCTTCCCAGTTACCTTCTTTAGCTTTAGGTGCTTCAGTTTCCATCATATCTTCACCTTCATTAATTAACTGTTTCATTTTACCTAACATATCTCCGAAAGCTTTGTTTTCGTCAATTCTAGCGTTGCCTTTAACAAGACCTAATGTATCTTGTGATTTATAACCAAATAACGCTTTCATTCTGTTTATGTCTTCGTTAACTAATGTCTTATCAGAAGCCATTAATACTACTGCTTTACCTTCATTAAGTGTTCCTTCCCAACGAATTTTATAACTTTCATTACCATCAGTCATTTCAAACACTTTATTATCTGTTCTGTAAGACTCTGGAATTAATTTTAAAGCATTTCCTAAACCATTAAATGCTGATTTGAATTTTAATCTTTTCATAGATTCTGTTTTTATCTTTTTATTGTTATCTTTATTGTTATTATCTTGAGAATTAGGGTTTATACCATATTCAACTTCTCTTGATGTTTTTTCGTAATCCTCATCTGGCACAAAATCAGCTTTCTTTTTATCTAGTACTTTTTTATCAGAAACTACAGCAGCTTTAGATTGGGTTTCACCCATCATATCTTTCATAGCTTTTTTTTCCAATTTATTGGCCAAGGTTTTTGCTGTGTGAAAAGCATTATTATAATCCCCTTTTTGAAGTAATGAGGTAACTTTATTAAGACCATTACCATATTCCATGGTATCTGGTAAATCTGATATCATACCAGTTTGACTTAATTGATTGATAAGCTTAACAGCCGCTTCTTTAGCACCTAAAGAAGTAACCCAAGAAGTTAATGTATTAACACCCTTTTCACTAAGTGGTTTTTTGGGAGCTGAAATTTCTGTCACCCCTTGTTTTTTATCCTTTAAGTATTGAATATTTTTAGTGTAGATATCATCTTGTTTTTTTAATCTTTTTCTAAACTCTGCTTCTTCTGGACTACCAGCGGCAAAATTAGTAATGTGTTTTTCTTTTTCACTTGATTTATTCCATTTTCCCATATCACCTATTTCTTTAACTGTTTTTTTATCGTCTGTAGTCGGTTTTGCTGGTTTCCTAACTGAATCACGGTAATCTTTATCCATCTTAGAAGTATTATTAACATAACCAGCAGTACCCTTAGAAGAGGTTACACCACCCATTTGTGCTGTGTTGAAAATGTTTTCTTCAATCGCATAAGGTTTATGACCAGTATCTTTCATGTCTGCTTGAATATCTCTACCTCTTAAATTAAGTGTTGGTGTTTCTTCACTTCTCTTTTTGGTTGATGATTTAACACGTTTAACAAAGTCTTTTCCGAATTTATCGGATGATGCTTCCCAAGCGGCTTCAGCATTACCAACACCACCTTCGTTACCCATTTTAGATGAACCCTCAATACCTTCTTTAGCTTTTTTCTTAAATTCTTCTGAAGGATTCATATCATACTGTAACATTTCTTGACCATTCATGATTTCCATTTCATCATGATAAGTTTTTTGAAATTTATCAGTATAGTTAAATTTGTTCTTTGACATCTCTTTATCTTCTTTCTTAGCGTCTTTTTCAACCACTTTAGCGTAATCTTTCAACCCTTGTTTGTTAATCTTTCCAGACTCCTTTTTTGACTTATCGGTTATGGTGATACCTGGAGTATCGGCTTCGGAAACGAAAGTTTTTCTAAGATGTTCTTTTATTATGTTTTTATTCATTTGTTTCAATGTTTATTATAAATATCTAATTTTTTAATAAAGTTAATTTAATTGAGGTTCTGGTGTTGTTTTAGATACATTTTGTTGAACTTTTTCATCAATTTTTTTAATTAAAAATTCTGAAACTTTAGATATAACCTCAAGATTAGCTTGTATGGTTTCTTTATTTGCTTTCCATAAAGCTAAATAAGTTGCGTGATGACTTACTGGTAAACCATAATGTTTTAATACAACATAAGATACTGATTCAGCTTGTAATTCTTTTAATTCCCTAGACCTACCAAAGTCACCACCATTATTAATATAATAAAGTGATTTATCACTTCTATGCATTAATTCATGTGCCATTTCATGTATCATTGTTGATATACGACCAACACCCTCAACACCAGATGTGATATTAATATGGTCACCAGCTGAATAACCCTTTTCACCACCCTTAGCATCATCGGCAGTAACTTTAATACCCATATCATCAGCTAAATCAGATACAGCAACAAATAATTTATCAGCTGTTTCTGATGGTGTGTTTTCTGTGAACCATTCTGGTTCATCTGGTATATCACCCTCTGGACTAGTAGCTTTAGTATCTGAAATATCAAATACGTTTACAGCTCTAAAACCCCTAATATTTGATTCATAATCTTTTTCCCCAATACCCAAAGAAGGTTCATTATCTGTGGTGTCTTTATTAATTATTGGTGCTAATACTTTTATTGCTTTTGCACCTTTTTGAACTTGCCTATGTTTAGTTTCCCAAAATTTATATGATGCAACTTTAGTAGCATTTGGGTTTTGAATATAAATCAAGATTCTATTATAAAAACTATATTTATGAAACTTAGAGAAAAATGTTAAATATCTCCTTATTTCAGCTGATAACGCAGCCTCATCAGTTGCGTTAGCTAAATCCATAACATATTGGTTTAGTTGCGCTTTTAAAAGATTTTTATTGTCAGCATTTGATTCCTCAATATACTCTTCCAATTCTTCAATCTTTTCAATCATATAATTAACCTTATTAGCTATTGATAAGGTTTCTTTTGCTATTTCCAATTTATCAGCATCAATCACCCAATTATTACCATTCCAAGAAAAACCTTTAGACTTTAGTAAATTTTTGTTTTTAAATGTTTCAGCACTGGCTTCTTTACCAGTTAAATCAGATAATACAATTAATTTGTTATTTTGTTTGTCGTGTTGTATTTTTAAAGCCTCGTGAATAAATGATTCACCTAATGACGGAGCATTAATAGAACCCTTCTTGTTTTTTAGTCTTAAACTTGACGCACCAGAATTACAGCCGCCATTTTGAGCTTTTTTATTATTATCCATTTTTGAACAATCTGGTTGTTCAACAAATGACCCACCAGCCCATTGAGGTGTTGTTTCAGCCTTTGAAAAAGATTCTTTTAATTTTTTGTTTTTAAACTCACCATTTCTACCAATGTTTGGGAAGGCATTAGCGGTGTATTGCCCAGATGATGAAGCATCAGTCATTTCATTTACATTTTGTTGGTGCCAATTATTAATATCTGATGGGTCAATACCCTTGCTTAATAACCATTTTCTACCCACAATTTTAAAATCAGATGGTTTTCTATCTGGAAATATATCTATCAAATCAATTTTTGTATAATAACGAATACTTTCATTGTCATAACTTTTTTCATATTTGTCATATAAAGAAGAATAATCCCAACCATCAATGATTTTATTGTTGTTTTTATCTAAAGCAAAATGTGTGTATCCACCACCTAATTTACCTTCATATATTTTTTTTTTTATTGGTTCTGAATTAAAAGGACCAACAAAAGCACCAGAAGATGACGCAGTAGTTGTTTCATCAACTATTTCTTGAGAAAAGTTTTCGTCATCTTTTGACAATTCGGCCTTTCTTCGCTCCAATTCTTTCTCATATCTTGCTTTCAAATTTTTTGCGATTGTTTCTGGGTCATTTACCTTTCTATTTTTGTCTGGTTCAAAACTTTTTTTTAATCTACCCATCCAATAAGCAATATCACGTTCTTCATTTTCTCCCATCATACCAGTTAACGCTGTTACTATGTTTTTATTTAAACCAAAAAGACTTATCAATTCTTGTTTTAAGGGTTCATCAATCTTAATCAAATCTTCACCATTTTCCCACCCAGAAATGCCCTCACCAACTTTTAATTTGGAAATATTATCATTTACATAGTTAGATATTGCTTCATCGTCAATTTCAAAATCTTCATCGTATTCAAAATCTGGTTCGCCATCTTCATCTCTACCAATATATCTTCTTTCAACCGCAGCATAAGGCATGAATTCACGTCTCTCTATGTGGTCATAAGGAAATAGTAATAACTGACTTTCAGCTTTTAAAATTGCAATTTCACGATTAAAAGCCAATACTTCTATTTTCTTTTCTTTAGGTTGTATAGAAGTTACCATATCTGGTTCTGGTTGATTATATGGTGCTCTTGAATCATCAGCAGCACCAGCTGGGTAACCACCAGCTTCTGTTTCTAATTTTTTATCATCAGTTCCCCCAATTAATTCATTAAGAGTACTCTCAATAGCATTAATTACTTCTTCCTTTGAACCAGCTTTTTTACTTACTTGATATGAACCATCTTTTTTTATTATCAAACCTTTGCTCGTTAATGCATCACAAATGTCATCATAAGAAATACCTTTTTCACTCCAAAATGAGGGAAACTCATCAGATTTTCTATATAAGTATTTTATTAATTCAAGTGTTTCATTTTTCAAATCTTCTTGAATCATATCTTTTCCAAAGGTACCCTGTACACTTTTAGGTAATGATGTATTTGGTTTTTTAATATCAAAATTACTTTCTTCTAAATTTTTTATATCGGCACTACTAAACGTTTTTTTAAAGGTTTTATCAACTGAATTCATTGATTCATATAGTTTTGAAGCAAAGATTCTATTGTATTGTTCTTTAGTTATCTTTATTTTTTTTGATTCAGTTATTTTTTTACCAGTCAATTTGTTTGTTATGGTAATATTTGGGTCAAATTTAGTCATTTCACTGGCTAAATCCTTAAGTCTTTTAGAATCAAAGTTACCAACAATTTTTCCAGTTGCATCATAAAAAACCAAGGTATTTGTTTCGTCAAATTTTTTACACCTAGATAATAAATATTCTTTGTTTTTAACCAAATTAGGCCCATCTATAACTATTTTAACATATGTTGGACCTAGATTTGCATTGAATGATTTAAGACCACTATCTTCAATTGATTCTTTTATTAAACCTAAACGTTTAGCTTGGTTTTCAGTTATTTTGATTTTTTTCATTTTTAATTACCCTTATTTGTTAAATTATTACTCCAAGTGGCTCTTTTAACCCACAATGTTTTAAAAAGTTGTGTTATAACATTTTTTGTTATTTCAACCACTTTGTCTTCTAATTCTTTGTCGTCTTTAAGTCTATTTTTTACAATCTTAGAAACCTTATTTTCAAAGTCACTAGTTGAAAGGAAAACTTTCATCTCCTTTTTTAAATCACTTTTACTTATGTTATTTTTATCGTCCATTATGATTATCTTTAATATAAATATTGTAAATACATAAAAAAACCCCTTTTAAAGGGGTTTTTTGTTATTAGTATAAATTATTGTTATAAATTACCACCGCTTGCGTATAATAGAGTTAAAAACGGTAAAATGATACATCCTATGAACCCTATTGTTTTAAGAGTTTTTTGAACTTTAATTTGTTTGTCTTTTTTAATTATATCGGATTTATAACCTTTAATCTCAGTATCTTTATTTTCAACTACTTTATTAAGATTTTTAACTATTTTAAGATTATTAGTATCTTTTGATTGAAGAATTTTAATTGTCTCTGATTGAATATTGAGCATATTTGTTTTATCTATGGTTTCAATTTTATAAAGTGTAACTAAACTGTCGGTTAATTCACATTCTTTTAAAATTGTAAGAATAACCTTAGCATCTTGAACTTTCATTTGGATTAAAGTATCACCTTGTGGTGTTACCAATGTTTTAACGCTTTGAGTTGGCAATAATGACTGAGAGTGAAGTTGCAACTTCATTAGCAGACATACCATTAACAATTTTAGGTATTTCATTTTTCTTCTTGTTTAATTCCTTTATTTTTATTTCGCTTTGAATTAGTTTATTTTCTATACTATCAGACTTATGTTTTAAAACACTAATTTTATAGCCATACGTTTCATTTAACGACATTAAACTATCATTTTGACGTTGTAGTAATATATTCTCTTTTTCTAAGTCTTTTGAACCACTAATTTGCTTTTTAGGGCCTCTATAAAATATTAACATGATAATAACAACTGCTGAAAGAACAATTATGAAAATGTTTTTTATATCGTATTTTGTGTTCATTAACCAATTTTTTGATTATATTCAGTTGTTATTTTTCTAGCCCATTCATCACACCAGTTCTTATAATAACCCTTTAACTTTTGTAATATGAAACTTATATCATCATCCAACTCAATGTTATTCATACTAGTTTCAATTTCTCTCTTCTTTAGACTCATATTAAATCTAATTCCAGAATCCTCATCCTCACCTTCTAATAGGTTACCTTCTATAACAACGTTTCTGTCTTTTGGATAAATTTTGAAAAGTGTTATTTGTGCACTAGCATCAACCGTGTCCATTAATTTATTTAATTCATCATTGAAAACAGCATCACCTTGTTTTGGTGTTAGTGTATCCTTTTGGTCATCTTGGTCTACTGATACTTTTTCCTCTTCTTTGATAAGCTTAGTAACGAAACCACCTCTAAGTGTTTCCATCATTTTTTTAGTCATATCATGTTCATTAATCTTCTCTTTCATATTCTTCTATTTTTGTTTTAATCATTTCGTAATCTAAATTAGGATTCGGGTCTGAGTAGTAACTCTCTAAATTACTTTTGTATAACACACCTTTAAATCCCTCCAATTGCGACACTTTAGTATTGTGACCAATTGTTAAGGAAGGAATATTAAACCTCTCACACAAAGAACGTACTAACTCAACAAGAGATTCTAATTGTTGGTCAGTATATTCAGCCCAAAATTGCTGACCTCTCCACCTCTTTTCAACAACCAAATCTTGTTCCTTATAAATATCTCCATTCCACGTAATAAAAACATTTTTTTCGTAATGTTTAAAAAGATAACCGTAATTTTCTAATAAAATAACAATACTTTTTGTATTTAAATTGTTATTTTCACCAAAAAACTTGCTAAAATATTTGGGGTTAAAATGTTGGTATATTTCACCATCTCTACTTATTGTAAATGCGGCTGTTTTTTTGTAATTACCATTAAGTTTGGTTGTCCAACCAATATAATGACGCATGTTATCGTTGAGAGTATTACCAATAACTATTTGACTTTTTTTGGAATCAATAGGGACATAGTTTTTAATCGATAACTTATATTTTTTAACATCAATATTCATTAATTTTTCTTAAATACTACCCTAGAATTATTATTATCTCTAACAATTTTGTTTGAACCAATTCGTTGGATTTGATTTCTTTCTTTAACTTCTTTTATATCTTCAACCCTTATATTGCCAGTTGGTCTTAGTGGTGTTTTTGTTGGTTCCTCATTTGCTCCCTCATTTACTCCCTCATTTACACCCTCATTTACACCCTCATTTACACCATCATTTACACCATCATTTACACCCTCATTAGTTTCAAATACTTCTTCATGTGTTGGTTCTTCATATTTTTCCTCAATTTCTTCTTCATCATTTACACCATCATTTACACCATCATTTTTTTGTTTTTCTTTTATCACTTGTACAATTGAAGTTGGATAGTTTTTAGGAGTTTCACCCTCGATTTCAAAAATTCTATTAGTCATTAAAATTAATGCAATAGCCAAAGGGTCGAATACACTGATAATTAAAAGTATTAGAATATTTACAACCTTACCCATCGGTGCACCAGTTAATTCAGCAACATATTTAAGTGGTCCAACCTCAGCTGCAACATCACTAGTTGAATTTAATTCTAAAACTTCACTATTGTATTTATTTACAGAATCTAATAATACTAAGTTTTTAGTATTTAAATCATCAATTTTAGCGTTGATTTGTGTTGATTGTTTATTAGCCTCATTGGTTGCTATATCAGCTCTTTTACTTTGAGTATTTTTAGTGAAATCAATATTATCAACTCTCTTATTCAGACGTTTATTTATTTCGTTTTTCTCAGTTGATAATGCTTCTATTATTTTCTTATTCTCATTAATAATGCTTTCAAAAGATTGTTTTTTAGCGTTTAAGATACCAACCTCACCATTATGTATTTCTAATTTATTTGCTGTTTTTTGATATGCGTTTGATAAAAATCCATAGATACCAGCAGATGTAATTAACATCAAAATAATAACACCACTAGTTAAATAAATTTTTAAACTAGTAGATATTTTTTTCCAATACCTATGTAATGCTGTTGTGGTAACAACTTTTCCAATTTCTAAAACACTAGCCATTAATATAACAGCTATTGACGCACCAGCAAATAACTGACTTAAACCAAAAATTGAAAAAAACGCTGCGGTACCAGCAACAGATAACGCTATTAATAGCATCAAACTACTAAACTTAAATTTCATCTCTTAAATAAAATAAATTATCTGCGTTGTAACGCAACTTTCTTATTGCCTTTTCTTTGATTTGTCTAATTCTCTCTTTTGTTAAAGAGAATTTTTCACCTATGGCTTCTAATGTCATTGGTTCACATTCAGTGTTGATACCAAAATAAGCTTCAACAATTTCTTTTTCTCTAATATCAAGATTTGATAACACGATATCAATTTCGCTTTTTATTTTTTTATCAATTACAACTCTATCTTCAACCTCTTCACTTTCCAACATGTCAATAAATTCATCACCTTCTTCATTAACAACTTCATTCAGTGACATAGAACTAATGTTAGGTATTAGTTCTAAAACCTCATTATTTTTATCAACTATTTCACCAAAAACTGGTTTACGCTCGTTTTCAATTTCAAATTTGTTTATTTCTTTTGTTAAAACAGATATTTTGTTTATTACATTTGCTGGTAAACGAACAATTCTAGCGTTTTCATTTAAACTTTGAATAATTGATTGTTTAACCCACCAAACAGCATAAGAAATAAATCTAAACCCTTTTGTATGGTCAAACCTTGAAGCAGCTTTAATCAACCCAAAATTACCCTCATTAATTAAATCAGCTAGTGGTAAACCCTTACCTTGATAATCTTTTGCTATGGTAACAACAAATTTTAAATTAGCACTAACTAATTTATCTATGGCAGATACATCACCTTCTTTTATTTTCTTAGCCAATTCAAGTTCTTCAGTTTGGGTGATTAATTTAATTTTTCTAATCTCTTTAAAGTATTTTGTAGTACTTTCATCCGTGTCGTAATTAATAAATTTTTTACTCATTTAGATATTTTTTCGTCTCTCTTTATTTTATATAAATATACGAAAAATCCAATAAAAGTCAAGCTAAAACTTAGGTAGCCAATAAGTTAAGAATATTTTTTTCCTCATTGGATAAATTTTCTATTCCCTTATCAATCAACTCATTAAGTTTATTTTCTTTTTCTTCTTTTGTCATTTTCAGAATACTTTTTTCTGTTATTTCGGAATTCATATCCTTACTGTCTAATATGTTAATACCACTCCATACATCGTCATTATCCCTTTCTATATCTGCAAACATGAAAAGTCCATTTTCAAGTTCTTTATTTAAAAAATGATAAGCTGATGTTGTCACATCAATTTCAAACATCAAAAAATTTCTATTTTTATCCTTAAAAAATTTTTTCAATTCACCAATGCTTTTATTGGTTGTGAAAGTAGATATGAAGATACCCTTAGCGTTGATAAAACTAGGTGTGTCTAGAGTTACTTTCTCTATTTCATTGAGAATACCCTTGGTGTTCTCCATAATAACTAAACAAATTTTTATTTCATCCATAATACGAAAGTACTATTTAAATTCAATTAATCCAAATATAAGGTTGAAATGTTTTCTGGTTTAAATACCGTTATTATATTGTTGCTCCAATCCTTCACGAGGCTGTTGTGTGTAATTAAGAACACAATTTCGTACATATCTTTAATTTTATCAAATAACAATCTCATGTTTTCAAAATTTTCAGCACCAACTCTACCTAACACTTCATCAAAGGTTATAAAATTAGGCATAGGTAATGTTGATACCTTACCCAATACACTCCTTAATGCGACACTAGCAGCTGTTTTTTCAAAACCACTAGCTGATTTTAATGGTTTATATACTTCATCTTTTAAAATCAAAAATTGAACATCGTTTTTATCATCAATAAAAATCTCTATTTCAAAATCACAAGTATCTTCTAAAAGTCTTTGTAACTCTGAGTTTATTATTGGTAATACCGACCTTAATACTAACTTACTGATACCCTTCTTACCGACCAAATCAATATAAACTTTAAATATTTTATCAATTTCCTCTTCTTTCTTTAAAGTTTCTATTAGTTTAGCTTTATTAATAACTGACTCCCTATTAAATGTCAAATCAGAAGTAATTTTGGCCAATTTACCAATGGTTTCTTCTTTTTGAAACTCAGCTACAGATAGGTCAGTTTTTATCTTAGATATTAAACCATCCACATTCTTATTAAAATCGATAGCTTCCAAATTTAAATTGTATTTTTTAAGGTCATTCATTTTAGCACTTAATTGATTCCTTAATGAACCAATTTCTACTTCTACCCTATCTTTATCCAATTCCAATTTGTTTTTTAAATCAAATTCTTCTTTAAATTTAAGCAAACCAGAAACCTCCAAATTTAATCCATCTTCTTCAGTCTTTATTTTAACCAATTCTAATCTTAAATCTTCAATGTTTTTATTATGTAATGCAATATGTTCTGTGTTATCTACATTATCTAATTTCCTATTACAAGATTGACAAACACCACCAGCTATTAAATCTTTAACAACTCTTTCCAACCTACTTATTTCGGCATTTGTCACAGCCTTTAAGTTGGAAATTTCCATTAATCTTTTATTGATTTGATAATGCTTTGTTTCATCGTATTTATCAGCATTGAGTGTTTTTATTTGTTCAATAATTTGTGTAGACCTTTCTTTTAAATTCTTCCCAGCAAGTGTAATTGAATCAACTTCAGCTTGTAGTTTAGATGGATTTAATGCAGTAATTGTAACATCTATTTTTTCTTTACTAAGAATTAATCTATCATTCTCAGTGTTTAGTTTTATTATTTCTTCTTTGGTTGTTTTTAAACGTTCATCCAACAAAGTATTTAATTCAGTAAAACTAACAATCTTTGATTCGTGCTCTATAATTTCTTCACTTAAGGTGATTGCGTTAAATTCGTTACCTTTTTTCTTTTTATTGAACTCATTATACATGGTCCTAGCAGCGGCTTCTTTAATTTCAAGTATTTCTAAACCAATTAATCTACTTAATAATTTTCCAGATTCAGTTGTTGTTAAACCAATTAAATCATCTAAATTATGTTCAGTTGCTAACACCAACATCTCAAAATCCTTATCACTACCAACACTTTCTTTTAATAATTTGGTTGTTTTTTTAGCATCTTCATCATTTTGTAGTTTCTCAGTACCATCTGGTAAAATCTCATAATAATTAACCTTATTAACTACAGTCCATCCACCAGTTTTTTTAGCACTTCTACGCATTTTTCTTTCAATAATGAATTCATTGGTTTCAATCTCAATCATACCCCTAACAACCAATTCATTTTTACCACTATATGCATTAAATATATCTTCATTTTTATCAGTTTTTGTTGTAACACCATGTAAAAGAAACTTAACAGCATCAATAGTTAATGTCGTTTTACCCCCTTGATTTACTGGGATTGAATTAACAACCGTTAACCCTTTTAATTTTGACATTGATAAGTAATTTTTCTCACCATAAGACAAAAAATTATCTATCATTAACCATTTAAGCATCCAAGTACTTAACGGTTTTGCTGATTGGTCAATGTTTATTTCACCATTAACCTTGTTATCCAAAGCAATTATCCTATCAAAATCTATTACTGTATTATCACGAGTAATTAATTCTTTCATTAGGATTCTTTGATAATTCAAATCCATGATATTTTCTATCTTGGCCCCTTGAAGTTCAATTATCTCACCCTTGTCATTCTTTTTAACTGGTTGATATACTACACTGATATTATTTTTAAGAACACCGTATTTTGATGTAAAATAATTCTTAATTTTATTCTTTGCTTCTTTAGAATAATTTTCTGGTCTATCAGCCCAAACTACCTTTATCTTACTATTTGGTGATAATATATTATGATTCCCCATATATGTCTTTCTCGGTTTTTAATTTAGTATTTTCTTTTATTAATTCTTCGTTTTGTTGTTTTAGTTTTCCATATTCTAAATTCAATTCATCATACGCTTTACTATCAGCAACTGGCACTTCTATTATTTTTTCTATGATTTTTTCTACTGGTATTTCTACTACCCGTTCAACTTCTTTTTCTACCACTTTATTAGTAGGTATTCCGTATTTTTCTATTGAGAAACCTTGTTTAACAAGTTTTAATGTAAACTCATCAATATTTGAAATATCATTAATTCTACAATATTCCCATATTTCGTCTTTAAGATTCTTTGGTAGGTCCATCGTTTACTGAATTTTTAATATCATCTACTTCTTCTTGTGTTTGATGAAGGATTAAAAATTCTTTTGTTTCTTCATCAACACTTATTTGAATCACTGGTTTATCAACTCGATAATAAAATTCACCATCAAGTGTACCTACTTCACCATTTACAACACCAAAATCATCAAATTCTGCTGGTAATTTATTTAAGAAATCTCTTAAATCTTTTATTGTCATTTTATTTTCTTCCATATCAATTATAAGTTCATTAGTACTTCGTTATTTGCGTCCAAATCATCAAGTGATGTGATTTTAAACTGATAAAAAGACGCATTATTTTCAACATCATGTTCAGTAAAACTTTTTGTTTCTACATCCCATAAAAGATACCCATGTTTAGTTATACTCTCACCAAAATTTTGTTGAATAAGACTACTTGGATAGGCTATTTGGATAGCATTATGGTTAAATATTTGTCGCATATGAATATCACCCAATAAAACAAAATCACAACCATTAAAAATATCTAATTCAGCACCATGGTCTATTTCATAACCGATATCTGTTTTGGCATTTATAATTGGTGCGTGAAATAAGCCGACATATGTTTTATCATTACCAAATTCTAATTTAGCACCATCAATATTAGGTCGTTTATTTTCTTCAAAAATAGAGTAAACACACCACACGATGTTATCATCCAAATAACACTTGCTTTCTTTGAAATAGTTTACATTTTTATCACCCAAAAATTGTACTATAGGTGTGATAGAATCCATTCTATCCTTGTTGTTCTCTAATAAATCGTGATTACCAGCAATTATAATCACTGGGGCTATTAGTTCAAGTTCTTTTATAAACCAAGCTGTTAATAATAATTGTTCATTAGAAATAGTAATTTTTTGGTGAACCAAATCACCAACAATAGCTATTCTAACCTCTTCTCTTTTATAATCCTTGGTTTGTTCCCTAACATTAGCTAAAAAAGTATCGAAAACCCTTTTATATTCATCGTGTAAACGATAATTACGAATGTGTATGTCAGCTGTGTGAATTATCAGTCTTACCATCTTTAATTTCTTCTATAAATTTATCGTTAATAAACGATATTATTGCTTTTTCAGTGAAAAATTTATGTAAATCTTCACTAGTAATATTTTGTTCCCTGTAAAAAAATAAAATAGGTCTTAAAACCTTAAATTTTTTTGAATCTATTGCTCCATCCCAACGTATAGGGTGTCTCCAATTATCATGACCTATAAAAAAAAATATTCCCATATTAACTATTTTTCATTATATTATACAAATGTAATTCAATTATTTGTTTTGCTTCTTTTTTTAAGTACATGATTTGAATCTTTTGAAATGACTCATTCACCTTATCCCAATATAACACATAGATTTGGCGGCATTTACGTTTAGGGTTCTCCAACTCATACATATAAGCATAGATACTCAATTGTAATGTATAAATAGACCATTGGCAAGCTTGTAAATGGTCAAATGGTTTATGTAATGTTTCAAAACCGTATGGGTTAAAAAAATTAAAAACACGGTTGGTTTTATAATCGGCAACATCAAAGAAAACATCATTGATATCAATGATTAAATCGGATGTACCAGCCAATTGATATTCTTCAGAAAAAAGTATCCTTTCTGGCCACATATCCATCCCCTCATCAATTTTTAAATTGTTGTAACTATCAATTACTTTACCTTCAAATATACCTTCTTCAGTATCACTTGGAAAATACCACTTATCCGCTAATAAATACTTCTCTAAAATATCGTGCACTTTAGTTCCGTATATATTTGCCTCATCATTTAGAAATTGCCAATAATCAAGAATTTCTTGTTGGGTCATTCCTATATAACGTTCTTGTTTTTGTTTATCTGGTTGTAAAGTTATAGCAAGTGATACCGCTTCGGCATCAAAATGTGGTTCAATTGACGCTAAAGTAGTAGTAACCGACTTGTAGATTTTACCAGTTACTCTATGATGATATTTATGTTCTATTGGTTCCAGATAAACTGGTCCAACCCATTTTGTTATTTTACTCATATTAGCGAAAATACTAAATAAAATTAACAAAAACAAATTTTATATATAATCTAATTCTTGTTGTGTTGGAAACCTAGATGTACGGAGCACATCTATTATACCCTTATAACCATAATCTTGAAAGATTTTTGATGGGTCATAACCAATTGGTGGTATACAAATTCTTATTCTACCAAATAAATCACCAAAATTTAATTCTTTATATAAACGAATAGTGTCTTTTATCGCATCATCATCTAAAAAGATAATAATATTAGCATTTGCATTATCGTGTAGTAATTCTAAAAGCTTTGGTGATAATACTTTACCTAATAAGGGTACAGAATTTGGTGTTACTATATGGTCAGTTGGTCCTTCAACCAAAATAATTGTTGAATTATAGTTTAAAAACCTTTCATTGAAGATAATTTCTTGTTTATCAGCATCTGGGTTCAAATATTTAACCTTGGTTTTCTTTTTGGGGAACCATCTGCAAACAAAATAATTTAAAATACCATAAATATCATATGATGGTATAACAACCCTATCAAAATATTTACCCTCAGTAGTATAACCTAAATCAAATTTCTTGATTATTTCATCGGTTATACCTCGACCATATAGATAATTTAATGCTTCGGTGTATTTAAAATCGCTTTTGGTTGATTGTGAAAACTTTCGATAACCCACTGGTAATGATTCAACCTCTTTAATTTCTTTAGATGCAAAAGAGGTGTCTTCTGGTTTGATTAAAAAATAATCTCTAGTAATTCTAGGTGTTGCGTATCTTTTTAAGAGACTTCTAACAGGACCATACATGTTATTGGTGTCTTTACAGGCCCAACATTTGAACACACCCCTTTCGTAGTTGATTTCTAGGTTACCCTTTCCATCACCATTTGGTTTATCGTTTTCATAAGAACATGCTGGACAATCAAATGCTGCTTGACCTGTATTTTCATTATGTTTTCTATGTTCCCCTAAAAAACTTTCTAAAATATTAATTAAAAATTCTTGTCCCACAAGACAAAAATACTAAGAAAACACCAAAAAACCAAGTTGTTTAAATTTTAACTGGGGGTTTAAACCCTAAATTAAAATAAGCTAACCCACATGTGTAACTATCGCTCATATCATAGTTTTCTTTTTTAAGTTTGTTGTGTTTATCGTATAACCAAATAACTTGTGGTTCTAAATCACATACTTTTTCAAAAACAACTGATTTCTTGTCAACATCGAAATCATAACCACCAAATAAAACTGGTGAGTTTTTTGAAATTTCTTTTTCAGTTAATTGTGTACCGTTTTTCTTGAAACGTCTAACCGCCATCAATTCTGGGAATGCAAATTTACGAGCATCATATGATGAAATGAAATCTGGTACAACACCTATGGTATCATAAACTGATTTAGAAATCATACCATTGAAACGTAATAAAGTTGCGATTGTATAAACATTATTAGATTGAAGAAGAGGTTCTTCAATTACTACCTTTGTTATATTAAAATTTGAATATTGTGATAAGAATTCATGTTCAAAAATTTCTACTTTTTTGAATAATTCTTCCATTTTGCTTTCTGGTTTTGGTTTAACCTTAGGGCTTACGTGATGTAATAATTTCAACTTACGTGTATCAATATCAAATAACGCAATACCAATTGTACTTGTTGAAACGTCTAAACTTAATAAATGTTTTGCTTCTTTTCCCATTATTTTTTATAACAAATCTAATTGAGAATATAAAAAGGTAAAGATTACAAAGAAATTTTTACATTTAAGGCCAAAAATTCGTTTATATTTTTAGTTACATGTCTGTCAGTCTTAGCTATTGCTATCAAATTACCAACACTATCAAATAAACCAACTTCACTAATTCTTGGTGTATCACTAGATGTAAATGTTGTATTAGTTGAAGCGGCAAATTCACCTCTAGCAGCAATACAAGTAATACTTTGATAAACGTTTGTTGATACACTATTAATTGTGGTTACAGCGTTGTCAGCTAATACTGAGTTGTAATCACCAACAATAGTTGGGTGTGTTATAACTAAAATACCTTTATCAAGATAAGCAATACCAACTACGGTATCGGCACTTAAACCCCTATTTGAATTTGTTTGTAAATTAAATAATTGTTTATTGTTTACACTAAATGGTTTATTAGTTCCAAAACCAGTAGCCCAACTTAAAGAACCAGAACCACCATTAGGTGTCATAATATTGTCTGAAAATAAAAACGCAATGTTGGTACCAAAAGTATCTGCTACAACTGAATTATCTCTTATATTGGCATCCTGTGTTTTTGAAGAGATACCAGAATTTTGAAACGTACTGTAAATATTATATGTTGGCCCTAACGACGGTAAAGTTAGATTGATTACTTTACCATCTAATGTTTCTCCAAATGTTTCTTGATTAAGCGATATTATTAAGATTGAATCTTGAGCTATCCCACTTAATGCAGTGTCTGAAAAACCACCTTTAGAATACGTTGTACCTGTGAATTTATAATCTTCTGTAGAATTTAATGGTAAGCCAAATGAATAAAAGTAATTAACTCTATTATCAGAACTAACATCTGTTCTATCGACTAAAAAGTGTGTAAAACTTGTACCACTAACATTTGTTTGACCATTACTAACTATTTCCGAATTAATAGTTATTGATTGTGGTTCAACTGATTTATAAAGTTTACCACTACCATTAACCACTAATTGGCTTTTTAATTTTACGTTTTGAGTTACGCTATTATTAACCGTTGAGTTTGGTCCAAGTGAACCAGCTTCGTTAGGTATCTCACCAGTTGATAATATCAATGCTGTGTTATAGTTAGCATCTGAATCACCTAGACTAAAAGTAGATATTAATGAATTATTAGTTGACACCATTTTTTGTCTACCAATTGGTGTCAATTTAGCTGTAAGTGTTACTGTTGTTGCTGTTGTATTAAATCCCATTGTTTTTAGTATTAGAAGTCAATCGATAACTCAAGCATTGCTGTATTACCAACTGTTAATTGTATTGGTTGACTTAATTTACCAATACACACCAAATTATTTGAGGAATCATAAACACCAACTTCACTTACCACAATGTCTGGTGGGTTTGTTGTCGAATCTTTACTCCTTGTTGAATTTGATGTATTGTTAAATTCGCTAGAATTAACATATATGCTGAAAATTGTTTTATAAATTGTTGCACCGATGAATGTTTCTAAATTACCATAGAAAAATCTTTCATCACCAAATTGTAAATATGTTGGTTGATTATTAGGTGCCATATTAAGTATCGGTACTAAATTAAATGTTGTTGCCGATAAATTAATAGTAGATGTTAATAAGAAACCAATTGCTGTTGGGTTTTGATTTTCTAATAAGGTAGGGTCTATTGACTCACCAGGATTTGTCGTAATCGATGTGCTTGTAAAATCATAAACTTTCCAAGCTGATGAATCTGGTCTAGTTGTTTCATTATCTACTATTTGATAAAGTAATTTAAAGTTTGTTGCAAAGAAACCTAAACCATCATACCCACTTTCAATCTTTCTCATGTATGGTAATAAATCAACACCATCAATTCTGAATGTTACATCTTTACTTAATGATGTATTATTGGTTACCTTGATATATTTTTGTGTTGGTAAACTACTTGTTAATGTTGTTGAATTATCATTTTGTAAAATATAAGTCAAATAAATTGTTTTACCTTCTTCTAATATACCTGTTGACGGTAATGAAGGTGAAATCAAACTTGCTGCTAATGGAGGTAATGTCCAATTACGATTTGATTTATAAGAAATAGCAGCAGTTATTTCTTCATCATCAATAACAACCATTTTATATTGTGGAAAAACTTTACCAACAACCAATGCAGTGTTACCACTAGCAATTAATGATGGGTCTTCAATTAAATCTATGTATTCTATTTGACTTGTACCTAATACTTGTGTCATTCCAGATGCAATAAATGTCATACCCATTTCAGTTCCAGCACCCGTAGCGTAATTTCTTCTGTTATACATCAAATTTGGTAAATGAACCTTTACTATCTTATCGTTAGTCGCATCGATATAAAGGAATTCACCATAAAGATTTGAAATTGTGT